CGCAGCCATTACTTAGCACCTCCACTCAAATATTCTTTATATAACTCAGGATTTTCATTGATACCTACACTAATGGCTTTTTCCTTAGTTATATTATCTCTCTTGGCAATTTCCTCAGCTTTCTTTTCTATCCTTGTCCATGCGTCTGTAGAACTAGCTCCGTCCTTGCCTTTTCCAATTTCTTTAAAGATTTCGCTTTCTTCTAAAACTTTAGCAGCTGATTTAAGTATCTCGTATACATCATCTGAAATACCTTTAACCACTTGCACTAGCTTTTCTTCTTCAATTGGAAGCGCTTTCAAAGACTTAGCCTTTGCAATAGCTTCCTCTTCTTCTTTCTGCTCAGTTAATTGCTTAGCCACTTGCTCAGCAGCTTCTTTTTGAGCTTGTAAAGACTTGAATACCTTTTGAACCGCTGGGTCTAAATTCTTAAGAATTTCTTCAAAGTTTTCCTCCTGTGCAGGTTCTTTAGACTTCTTCACTTCTTCCTTAATTTTCTCAAGCTCTGCCTTTGATTCCTCTAGTGCTTTCTTAGTATCAGAAAGTTCTGCTGCAACTTCTACCGGTACTTCTGCTTTAGCTTTAGCTATTTCAGCTTGAATTATTTCAGCATGCTCAGGCTTAAGCTTTGAGATAATTTCATTAAAATCCATACCTGTTTCCATCTCCTTTCTTTTATATAGTTTTATAAAGGCTGCTGAGTTAGCCCCTTCATCAACTAAATCGATTCTATCAACCACTAGGTCCATAAGAAGGTTCGGCACCATTAACACCCCCTTGATTATATTATACGCTGTCCAGCAGCGTGTTATTACACTTTGATTTAAACTTTTAATCTCCTTGCCTTACCTTGGATTGAAAACATTTTATACTCACCATCTACAACCTTTTTGAACACCTCATCATCATGTATCTTAACCGTTATGAACCATCCTTCTGGGATTATTCCCTCAGGTATTCCCATGGCTTCCATTTTCTGCTTAGTAAACACAATAGATTCTACTACGGTTCCTATTGGCTCTCCTTTGTGCATTTCACCACTCTCACGGTATTCTAGCATAAAATCAATAGCAGCCTTTTCTAACACCTCAGCAGTTACTATATCGCCATCCCAATCCAATGGAATGGAGCCGTCTGCATTCTTAGCTATGTTGGCCCAACCACTCACAAGCCTCTCAAACTCATTTGACTTACACACCTCAGCACTTATATTTATAGGTTGCTCAATATACACTGCTTCATCATATCTTATATAGGTACCGTCATCTAGATACACTGTCTCACTATTCGTTACGCTTGTATTCTCATATCCATATCCATCATCGTTGATGTGGGTAACATTTCTATTAACAGTTTCTACTGTCTTACTAGCCATTTAAAGACCTCCTTACATATAATCTAAATCATTCTGCTCGAAATCATTATCTACAGTATCGTCATCGTTGAAACTTTTATCTTTAGGTTCTGGCCCTTCTTTCTTGCCTTGGCCTCTGTATACCTCATTGAACACTTCTTCAGTCATTTGAGGTAGGCTTGATATTTTCCTCAAATAGTTCATCAGCTCCATATCACCTGATATATTTAATCCCATTGAGCGAAGTAATAATGCAATCTCCTTCAGACTTGGAGACTCAATGTTTCCAGGCACTATTTTTGGATAATCAGTTATATCTTCGAAATTATTGTAGTGCATCAGCTTTGGAACAGCATACTTATTAAATACATCTGCTATATTCTGTATCTGAGCATTAAGTGCTGTAGCTAGTAATGATTGCTTAGTTTCAGCCATCGCGAAGGAACCCGTCTTTTCTCCACCTAACAGCACCAAATCTGATAGCATAGTAATCGCAATTCTATAATCATATCTATTAATAATCGCGTTCGTATCGAACTGTCTAGCTGAGCCTGAGGATAATAACTTGAATTCCCAACCATGTGGAAGTAATACACCTTCTTCACTATCTCGTCTAACATTTCGTATTAGCTCTTCTGCATTCTGTCTAAGCTTTACAAGTCTTGGGTCTTCGTCATTCCAAAGGTCTAAGTTCTCTGGTGCGTTTAACACTGGAAAACCCGCAAGATCTCTTTCAATACCTATACCCTCTATCTCTTCAATATGTTTCTTGAAGTACCAAGGTCTATACGCATTTCTTAACAGTGATTTACCTTCTGGATTATCCCTAATTACTCTAGTCCTAAACAGTAACCCTTTTGACAGGGGTATAACTACAATCTTGCCAGTATTGGGATCGTGTTGGACAAACGCCTTAATATCGCCTTCATCATCGAACATCCATTCATGCAACGTGTCTTGCGACCTGATAGGCATTCTTCTCCATCCTATTCTGCCATCTGAGTATTTGCTTCTAAACTTACTATTTTTCTCATGAGGTCCTCGTCTAATCTTATAGACAACTTCATGGAAGCTGAATCCATAAGTTAACATAGATAATATCTCAGATATTGTATCAGCCCATGACATATCCATATCATGCATACAAGAGTACAGGAACTCAGCTGCTTCCACGTCCTCCGGTTTATCTGATGCAGCCTCAGTTGTCCACTCAGCGTTGCGTATCAGCATCTCCGCCAAATACAGTATTGCACCTACAACTGGGTCATTATCTGCCATCTCTTGATATACTCTGCCTGCTCTTGGCCATCTCAGGTTAGGTAGAAATTCCTCATACACATACCCGCCGTGCCTACGGAGGCCTGTTGTACCTAGTTGCTTATAATTCACATTATTCAAACTTATTCACCCCTATCTATTTATTCTACTCCAGTAAGATCCTCCAGATTTCTTTATACTCGTAGGACCTACTAGTAACACCTTATTTCTGAAATACGTAAATGCTCCTGAGAAAGCGTCTATAGTGTCATCGTTGCTACCATATGGGAATACATCAGCCTCATCAAAGAATGCGGTCATATTCCTACATCTAGCAGACATAAAGACTCTTCCACCTTGTGCGGCAGATGATGCTGGTTTCGCTCTCTCAACCTTAGAACCTGTAGATAGTACTCCTTGGAAATCATATCCTTGTAGTACGTTCCTTGCATAATGGTCTATAGTTATAGCACCAGATGAGCCAGGCTCCTGCTCCATCCTTATAGCACAGTCGTACCCATCCAGCAGCGCGGCCTCAGCTATAATCTTTTCAACGTCGTGTGGGCTCTTCTGAACCCTTATAATATCCTCTATCCAGTACAGACCCTGGTGATGTGCGAGTTTAAGCCCAACAGTGTAGTCCGGATCTCTTCTTCTACCCCTACCCCTACGTTTAGAGGGATCTGTAGAAGCCATATCCCAGTACCTAACTCTCTTGGCCATATCTGGTATGTCATTAGCAGAAACTATAGTAAACCAGTCTCTACTAAACATATCGCCTTTCTCACGCACTTCCCAGTTACCATGCTCTAATTGCTCCCTAGTCACAGGGTCTAGTTCTGCAAGTGCCTCCCTATACTGTTCGGCATCCAAGTGTGGATTATCTGCAAGTCCAGCGGGTATAAATATCCTCCCTGCCTCTTCCCCTTCTACGAAGAATCTCTGATAGTAGAACTCACCGTACTCGCCACCTGGATTGCTGGTGGCCCTGAACCTCAGTGGAACTTTAAGGTGTTTAGGCTTTCTAAGACGAGAGAACATGTACCTATAGTTGTTAGGGGAGATATGAGTTACCTCGTCAGTCCATGCCAATGTACTGGAACTCGGCGCCCTGATAGCGGTAGCAATCATTATCAGATTCTAGGTACCCAAACGCTAATGTGGCACCAGATGGAAATGTGTACTTCTTTTCTTTCTCTGACCACTTGACTTCCCCTGATTCTACAAAGGGCATTAACCAGTCCTTTGACATGGAAATCAGCGCTCCTGGTAATGATAAGTCAGCGTACGTTTTTCTAAACAGTATAGCTGAATATCCTGGTATATCTACAAACTGCAATGCAGCCATCAGCTGAGCAACTGACTTGCCTCCACCGGCAGCGCCTCCATATAGGATTTCCTTTACATCATTCATCAATAGGAACGCCCTCTGTTTTGGAGTAGGCTCATATGGTATATACTTAGTCAACCTGGGTGTTAATGCTTTTTGTAAAGCCGCCACGTCAACGTTGGTTAAATCTATCCTAGTACTTGGCATTGGCATCACCTCCAGTCACTACAATCTTTGGCCCTCGATGCGCTTCAATCTTTGATATGGCGCTCGTACTCACAGCCACATTCACTACATTTCACTACTCTTGTTTTCTCATCAATAATCTTATATTCTCCACAAACAACCTTGTCATTACCACAATCAGGACATCCATACTCTATCTTTTTTAACCCATCAATAATAAATTCAATACCCAATTTTATTACTTCAAGTTGACGAATCATTTTCTTGTAATTCATTTCTAATTTCATAACTACTAACCCTCCTTAAGTATCCCCATATTATCTTTTATAACTTGCTTATAATTATCTGTGTTCTGCCATCTTATTATCCTCTCCTTTCTATCATAGCTATAGAATTTCTGCTTCACATACCATTCTTCGAAATCAGAGTCAGATTTAGAACTGTTACAGCGTTTACAGGCAGGCACAATATTTTCCCTTACTGTCTTACCTCCCTTATTCACCGGAACCACATGGTCCTTGGTAAGCTTAACACTCCTAGATTGTTTCCTGCCACAATATGCACACTCACCTCTGAAGTACATCACCGCATCTCTCCAATCCTCGAAGGAATACCCGTCCTCCTCACCAGTGCGGTGCTTTGTATTATTCAGAAATTTAGTCATACGCTTCTTGCTGATCTTCCTACTGATGTTGTAGCACTCTTTGCAATCAGCTCTGTACCGCGTCGACCCATCTTTGAACTTACCATTCTTAGGGAACTCAGTCAGTCTCTTTTCCAGCCCACATACACTACATACTTTCGTTGTCATCATCAATCCTCCTTAACTACAATTTCTGTAGTCTGTTTCACCCCAATAGTCTTGAACGCGTTGGCCTTAACCAATATATCCAAAACCTCGCCAAGGTCCTCAATCTTTGTAGGGCTTTCCTTTAGGTTAGGATTATCATCCGCAAGCTTAGGCCGTATCACATCAGGGCTGTTTAATCTAGCTTTCCTTTCTAACTCTGCAGATAGTTGAAGTAGCCCCTTAATATCCTTAGGCGTCAACTCATATGGGTCAATAGCATTTATCGCAGTAGCCAATTTATCATTCAACGCCGTGGCCATTTCAATATGCTTCTTGTTCATATCCAATATCTCTTGCTGGCGCTGCTTCAATGTCAGGTCATCTACATACTTGGCCCAAGCCTGTAGCCTCACTGGGAAGTCCCAACGAGCTCCTACCTTCTTAACTACACTTATTGTAGTTCCTAGTTGCTCCGCGACCTGTCGATACGATGGCCTCTTGCTGGGGTACATGTCCCTGTAAGCCAACCAGATCTGCCATTCCCTGTCAGTCTCAGCGGGCTGGCGCTCCCACAGTTCTAACTCTGCTTCTTTAGCTACGTCAATCCAATTGAAGTTATGATGTCTGTAATATGATACTCGATTATTCTCAGCTTTCACGCAATCTTCACATAAATGTTTGTTGGTTTTATGAGGTGTTTTTTCTTGACCGCATCTGCGACATTTGACCAACGGAGCCACCATTTGCTCACCCCCTCAATTATATTATACGCGGCTGAGAACTACAATAGCACAATTAATGTAAAGAGTATATTTACGGACTCGTAATATAGGTCCTTAAATAAGGCCCTTATAAAACCCTAGGGCGCCTCATCACGGACTCGTAATAATCATTTTAAACATGTACGCGCGTTATATATTTATATACATATAATAAACCCGGTGTGTAATTTCTGGACTTCTGTTTGTAATAGTTTCCGTGTTCCATAAATCCAGTGCCACGGCGCTAGGGGGCGCGCTAAAATTGTCAGAATATTCTGGCAATTTTTGGACTATTCTAAATATTCTGACTATTCTAAATATTCTGACTATTCTAAATATTCTGACTATTCTAAATATTCAGAATTATATTAAATTATCAGAATATTAGAACTTTTGAAAATTTAAAATTAGCTATTTACTTTTGTAAATATTTATAGTATAATGTAATTAATGAAACTTGATAACTTAATAATAATCTAGTCTAATTGAACCAACTTTAAGTCAATTTTGAATATTCTGACAAAGCTGAATATTCTGACAAAGCTGAATATTCTAACAAAGCTGAATATTCTGACAATTCAAAATATTTAGACAACTCTAAATATTAATAAGACTGTGACAACTTAGTAAAATTGCATAAAAGCAAAATAAAAATTAAAAATTGGAGGTATGAAAAAATGTTAAGGAATATTGAGAAAGTTGCGAAAAACTATAGGGACGTTGAAGAGGTTAAAAAAGCTATAAGGTCTCTTCAGTCAAGAAAGTCCAGACTTAAAAAGCAAAAAGGCCGCGAAGATTATGAAGAGCTTATGACTGAAATCTTGCAGCAAGAACAATTATTAAAAGAAGTAAGAGACTACTTCGAACCAAAAACAATTCCAGTTACTAAAATGACTAAAAAAGACATTGAGCTACTAAATTACGAAGAGACACTAAGAGCTATAAAATCAATTCAATCAAAAAAGTGCCTAGTACAACACGCAACAGAAAACATAAAAGACAACATAGAATATCAAAAAGCTTGCGAAATTGAACGCATGCTCTTAGAACATAAAGAAAACATCAGACCTATAGAAGAGACAGTTGTTAGAAAGTCAGATATAAACGACTTAATACAACATCTAAAAAATCAAGATATTAAAATAGAGACAGAATACGTTATAAGCTTACTGGAAAAACTACTAAATAAATAAATCTAAAATAAATTGGTTTCAATTAGACTAGGTTAAGTAATAATATTCTGGGGGAATAAAACCCCCCTAACCCCTGCGGGGGTAAAGAGGAAAAGCCCATAGCCTCTCAAAATAATGCAACGCTAGGGGGAGAAGGAGACCGAATTGTCAGAATATTCAGAATTGTCAGAAGATTCATTAATCTACAATTGCTTATGCAGCTTCAGTCAGCCAAAGTGCAGCTGCGCTAATGTTCATAATATTCAGAATTGTTAGAAGATTCAGATCAGCCTCGATTAGTCAATGCAATGCTACGCAACATAAAAGCAGTCAGCTTTGGTTAGCTCGAACCCAGCGCTGCTGCGGCGGCTATGGTTAGCTAGGAACGTGCGTAACTGCATAAAAGCAATCAGCTTTGGTTTGCCAGAGCTCAGCTGCGTTAAAAGTAACAACCAACTATCAGTGACTATCAGCCGTTAAAGCAATATTAAAACAGACGTAGTATAACGTCTGTTTTAGTATTGGATGTCACAATCGACCGTGTCTTGCGAGTCGTCTTCATTTGATTGTTCTAATTGTTCAATGTACTCATCTAATGCTTTCTGTAGGCCACTGATAGGCCCCACGTAACCAAATATCATCGTTTTCATTCTTTCATCAGCCTCCTATAGTTTTATAATACTTGCAATTTCTTTCAGTATGTTTAGACTGTTAGCGTCTAATTCTTCGATTATTTCTGTTAGCGTTCCTCTAACGCTGTGACCACTGTTGATGTCCTCAACGTCGTCAGTCACACATATACTATAGTCATTATTAGAATATTTAGTTATAATTATATTATTCATTTTCTCACCTCCAATTATATTATATCATATATTCATACAGACGACTTAAGCAAATATAACTTCTGAATATAACTGCAGCAGCCGCGATCAGCCCGAGCTGTATTGTGTATCTACAGTCTTGTGTGCAGCTTCAGTCAGCCTGAACGGGGCCTCGCCGCAGTAGCGTTAGTAAGCTGGAATCGAAATGTGCCACGTTAAAAGCCAAAAGAAAACGGCCGCATTCAAACGGCCGCAATCGTTAACTGACGTAGCTTGATAAGAGCATCAGCTAACATAGTACTAGATGTACTTGCCAGTATAAGCAACCATTGATGATGCTAATTCAAATGCAGCGTCTGCAATCTTGTCAGCTAATAAGACATCAACATCGTTGTTGCGCAGTAAATCATAGACCGCATCGTAAATAGTATTTGGCGCTGATGCATTGTCGCCATCCATATGGTCCATCATAAGTTGTAGAATTTCTTTATTCATATTCATCACCCTTTCTTTAATTATATTATATCATATATTTACGCGAACGACTTAAGTATTTATATCTTCCGAATAGAGTTGATGCAGCCGCGGTCAGCCAGAATCCCGTGGGGGCTATCTACAGTCTTGTGGACAGCTTCAGTTGGCCGGAGCGGGCCTCGCTGATAACCCTCTTCGCAGCGCCGCATCGTGCGGGCTTACCATATCCGCCGGACCATGCTGAACAGCTTCGATTAGCCTGAACTATATCACACTAACATTACAGACTCCGCTAGTTTTAGCGGTACCGCACTAAAAGCCAAAAAGAAGACCAAGCGTAGCCGCTTGGTCTTATTCATCTTCGTTATGTTCGATTTTCTCAAATACGCCCCACACAGTTTCCGTGTATTTGCTTATATCCTTCATTGTCCACTTATCTGCAAACTCTGATTGTTCGAACTTCTCACTTATTCTTGCCGCCAGTACACTAAGGTTGATTCTCAACATTGGCTCATTATTCCAATCAGCTTCAATTTTCACGATGTTATCAAGCTCATCCATCATTCTTTTATTCTCCAGCACCAGTTGGTCATACCTCTCAAGTGGCATTTGTACAAATCCTAAATATTTTTTCATCGTCATCATCCTTTCAATATTTTATTTGTTGAGGACGGCTGTTTAGCCGTCACTCTTATTTAGTTGATAACATTTGTTTGATGCTTTCAAGCATTTCCTTTGCTTCAGCAGCTTTCAGATCCTTAAGGTCTACAGTCGCTAACATTTCTTCTAGTTGATTTGTCTTCTCGATTGCCTTTTCTGCTTCGATGGTCTGCCCGTCTCTTATAGCCTTCAGCTGCTCTTCAACTTTCAAAAGTTCTTGCCATCTTTCGGACTCTGGGTCCCAATCAGCTTTTGACTTATAAATGGACTTCTTTGATTGTACATTTCTGAGTGCTCGCCTCAGTGCTTCAGGGTCGTTCTTGAACGCTTCAAGTTCTTCCTCGCTATAAGTTACTGTCCCGCGTCTTGCTCCGCCGCCTGCTGACTTAGGTTTGTTAGCTGCAATCCTTAGTAAGTTTTCTGCTACAGCTCCTGTCAACATTGTGACGTAGTTGTCAAGCGTCATTTCTTTTGATTTCGCGCGGCTTCTCTTTGATTGTTGTGACTTAATCATTCTGTCCAGTACCTCTTCGCTCTCAGCTTTCAGGAAGTCAATATCAACTGTTGTCAGGTCATAGATTTCATTGATTAGTTGGTCCATCACATCGTGTGACTTTTGACTTTCAACAATCTTTGTTTGATACTTCTCAGCGTCAGCTTCTGCTCGTTTCAAAATCTCTCTTGCGATGTCAGTTGATATTCTTGTTAAGTTAGCAGTGTTGTCAAGTTGATTACCTCTGTTGGTCACCTCTTGATTTGTGTTGTTGTTTGCAAATAGTTCCTTCAAGTTTGTCATGTTCATCATCCTTTCATTTTTTAATTTTTTATTTCTTAATTATATTATACCATATATTCTTGCCGTTTAATCAAGCAATTATATTTGCTGATTCTTGCCGTCTTTTATTTTTTCTTCCTTTATTAATTATATTATATAACAAAATTGCACGGATGACTTAGGAAGTTTTAACTTCCATGCCTAGCTGAAGCAGCTCTACGTGGTGCAGAATGGCCGAGGCAATCTACAGTCTTTCCTTGGCTTCAACCCAACGGGGCCTCGACGCGTGGGCGCGGCGCAGCTTGGTTCCGGGCAATTAATCTACAGTCCTGTGGACAGCTTCAGTCAAACGGGACCGGGTAAATAATCTACAGTCTTTCTGCAGTTTCAGTCGAACGGGACGCCGCGACACCGCGACGCCGTGCAGCTTCGGCCCAACGATACTGTGTCGCTCCGTCGATGCAGCTCCGTTTCGTCTAACCAGGTCTGCCTCTATTGCTTTGCTCAGTATGCTGTGACCAGGCGCCGCTGCGTCCACTGGATGATGTCGCAGTTTAGAACTTGCTCAGCCTAAAAAGGCCTCTTGTGGTAAACCCTGGGAATCTACAGTCTTCCCCTGCATCTTCACCGCGACCCGGCGACGCTTCGATTCTTTACGTCGGAAGCTAAGAGACCCGTGGCCGATGCGACCCTGCGACGGATTCAGGCGCAGGCGTTCGAGTGGATTAACTACTGACGTCCTCATATACATGTGCGCGTAACAGTTAACTACAAGATATGTTGTACTAAGAATATTTTAAATTTACATATATAATATAATAATAATAATAATAATAATAATAATAATAATAATAATATATCTAATATAATATTTATATCTTATCTTCTTTTCAATTAATTCTTCATATCTTTTGTAGTTCCTATAACCTTGCTAAATCAATCTTTGTATTATTTTAATTTTTGTAGTTATCTTGGTTAATAAATTATGTGATCGTTAAACACAGTTTTTAAAATTTTTTAAAATAATTTTTTATGGTTATATATTTATTATATAGTAGTATTTAAACCTTAACGAGCAATTAATTAGTTAATTAAGTTAATTGAGTTAATGAGTTAATTGAGGTGTTAGTGTTTACAAGGCTTTGAAGCGCTTCGGCCCATTAACTCAATAACCCAGTAACTCAATAACTATTAACTCAATAACCCAGTATCTTGGTATTTATTTTCAGATTAATTTAATCTAAGTAGTAACCCAGTATCTCAGTACCTCAACTATCTTGGTTATCTTGATAACTTAATTAACTTGAACAGTAAATAAAGTAGTGTTTAACATTATTGTTATAGCGTATAATATAAATAAGGGGGCGATTATATGTTTAAATGTAAATTTTGCTTAAGGGAACTTGACAGACAGAAGTTTGAGTCTAAGTCCCATTTTGGCATGTGTAAGAGCTGCTACACAGACACTATGAAGTACAAGCGCATTAAGATGAAGGGCGCTAAACTAGACCCTAAAGACGCTGAGTTCGTAAAGAGGTTCGAGCGTCAATGTAAACATAACCTATCTGTAGGTGAATATGTGCCTAAGTATTTTACCAGGGGTGTAGATACCAAACTAGATAAGTGCCCGTATTGCGGGGAAGTTGATAAGCCAAGGTACCCGCACTCTCCAAACATGTGCTATGATTGTGGCAGTATAGCAAACACCTACGCTAATACAGTTAGGCGTTTGGAGGGTAAGATTGGATGGCACAAGGTAACCAAGACGGGCAAACCTGCGTATGCGTACGATAAGGCGCTAGAGACTATAGACCGTATTGAGCAGCTATACAAACATAATGAGGCGCGGGGTCTAAAGGTTCCTGACCTGTATATACGAAGAAGAGGAGGGATGTAAGATGGCGGAGTACATTAAGGTGATTTCAGCAGGCGGTAAAGTGTATAAACTGCGCGTCGGCGCTGTGTGTAGGAATTGTAAGAGCGACTTAACGATTGAGAACTGGTCAATGGGCCACGGTAACATATGCAAGTCGTGTACCAATGCGTATTACAAGGCGCGGCGCAAGGGTGTGTGGTCATGGTGATAAAAAAGACTAGCCACTAGGCTAGTCTTCTTCATATACATAATTATCTTCGTATTCATCAAACCTTTCTAGTATTTGGTCCATGATTTCCCTGTAGGTCTCATCGTATTTAGGTGTCGCGTCAGGATTAGTACCTACGACGGGCATATACTTTTCCCTAAGCTTGAAGTACACATCTTCGTAGTACTCAGGCTCCTCAGTAAGCGGTCGAGTTAACCATTCCGCTAGCTCTGTAGGTATATCAGCCTCTACTCCAATCTCTTCAAGCTGTTCCTTCTTATTAGCAGCTTGTTGTCGCTTCCTCTTAAGTAATTCCTCAACTACAGAGTACACTGTGGATGACGTCCTGGCACCGTAGCGCGGCGGCTCTAACCCGAGTTCTCTCAGGGTATCGTAAAGCTCTTCAATGCGCTTAATCTCTTCTAGGTCAGCTTGGGTCGCTGCGTCGCCTTTTCCTTTTAGATACTTGTAACGGTTGTTGATGCTTTCACAGGTCCTACAAACCCTGTAGAACCCGCGCGCGTTCGCGCCGTAGTACGGTCTAAAGAAGTCGCTGGAGAGCTGTTTTACTTCGCCACATTGTTTACATCTTCTTACATTCTGCATCTTCGAGCCTCCTTATGCCGTTGATTATCATTAACTTATCGACTGGATAATAAACGGAGGTGCACTTTGTTGACTGCGTGTCCGGGCCGAGTTCTACATTCAGTTTATACTTCATCAGTGCCATCCTCCTCGTTAAGTATTTTGAGAGTCTTCTCCATCACGTAATCATACATTGCATTGACTGTCTCCTTATCAGCATCGCTGTTCTTAATCACTGTGGCGTTAAGTTTTGCTAGTGAATGTAGTACTGATATGATTCTTATTTTGTCATCTACTTGGGCAAGCAGCGTGCCTCCTTTGTAACCCTCATCATTCTCATCCACTACAGCGCCTGCCATTAATAACATGGTCTTTCCTTCAGCTGCTACTTTACCGTCTTTCTTAACTATAAATTCAATCATTGCTTGCGCCTCCTAAATAATAGTCTTGTAGCCTCTCCACCCCTGATGTGGCGCTCAGCTTTATTAGTCATCAGCACGCCGCGCACCTCTGAGGCCATCTGTGGGTCAATCTTGGGTAATCTATCTGTTAAGTCCTTGTGTACGGTTGACTTACTAACCTTGAGAACCTTGGCGGTTTCTCTAACTGTACTGTGGTTGTCTAGAGTGTATTCTGCGGCACTCAGGACACGCTCTATGATATAATCTCTCATCTCTAAACCCCTCCTTAATTTCTGCTTTATCTTCGTTTCATTCGTCGAGCTCGCAACCTTGTGATGCGATAACAATCTTTGCAGTCACGACGATACTTGACATTACCTTTTTTATCCTTACCATCTTTGTAGAACTCGGAGAGAGGCTTAGTCTCCCCGCACGTTCCACACATTCTTACAGCTTCATCCATCCCGTCACCCCCTAGCATCTGGAGTAGCCACACTCTGGGCAGGATGTGCAGCCTTCTATATGGACTGTGCCACCACCGCAGTTAGGGCACTTCTCTCTGTTTGTTACAGTACAGTTATTATTATTGTGCTCGACAGGAGTTGTAGCTTTCTGCACAGGTTTAGCATGTATTTCCTTTAGCACGTTAGCTATTGCTGAAGCACAAGATTTACCTTTGGATGCTTTACGACCAGTTGCATGCGCCATCATATAGGATGGACACGGATGCGTACTATTTAATTGACCTATAACTTCTTCTACTGGGATACCTCCGCGTATAGCCAGGCTTATCAGTCTTGAGGTCGCCTCGGTGAATATCAGGCACCCACCGTCAGAGCCTGTAGTTATGAATGTCTCTATGATGTTTCCGTCATCATCGAAGTTGGCTGTTAAGTACAACTTTCCACAACCTGTGTCGAGGCGGCGTGTAACTCCTTGTGTGCTGTATGGTCTCGGTACAACCTCACCTCTAGCTGGCCCTATCTGCTTTTCCTCGGGCTTATCAGCAGTACCTACTGTAACCACGCCCTCCTTACAACCGTCCCTATACACTGTAATGCCTTTACAACCCATAACATATGCCATCTTATAGCAGTCTTTTATCATTTCTACAGTTGCTGTATTAGGTAGGTTAATTGTCTTACTAACCGCATTATCAAGTTCTTTCTGTACAGCTGCCTGCATTGCTATGTGGTCCACAGGTGCAATATCCATAGCTCCTTTGAATATGCGCTGAATCTCTAAAGGTATTCCCTCAACACCTTGACAGGAACCTTTACGACCTACCTCATCAAGAACTTCTTGTGGTACGTTGTGCTTCTTGCAAGCTTCTAAGAACAGCGGCGAGAATACGTAGAAGTCTCCTGCAACGTTAGTTGCTTTTTTGTATGCTATGCCAAAGATAGGCTCTACGCCGTATCCCTCGCAGCCTGCCATCGCTGTTACGCTGCCTGTAGGTGCGATTGTTATTCTGGACGCATTCCTAATCGGTGTATCAGGATAGTAGATACTTTGCTCCCATTTAGGGAATGGTCCCAGCTCTTTAGCTAACTTCATTGATTCGTCTTTAGCTGCTGCGCTCATTAACGCTGTTATCTCAGCTGCGAACTTTCTGCCTCTTGGGCTATCATAAGGTAATCCAGCCATTATCAAAGCATCGTGTAAACCAGTAAATCCTATCCCAATTTTTCGTGAAGCCCTTGTATTCTTATCAATCAATGGTAGCGGATACTCTGCAACATCTATCAAAGCGTCTAAGAACCTTGTAGCTAATCTTGTAAGTTTATCAAGTTTCTGCAGATCACGCCTATTACCATTCATTATCTTCGCTAAGTTCACACTAATCAATAGGCAAGACTCTCCATTGTATAATGGCTGTTCGCCACATGGGTTTGTTTTATCAATCTTGTCCCCAGGTATCGGATTGCCTGCTTGAATCTTATCTAGGAAGATAAGCCCCGGGTCACCGCAGGCATGTGCAGCTTCAGCTATAGCATCCCATATCTCACGTGCGTAAACTGTCTCGTAAACTTTGCCACCAAACTTTAAGTCCCAAGTAGTATCTAACTCTAGCGCCTTCATGAATTCATCAGTGATACCTACAGATAAGTTGAAGTTGGTTATACCACCATCAAGCTTGCATCTGATGAATTCCATAATCTCTGGATGGTCAACGTTTAGGATACCCATTGATGCTCCACGTCTTACGCCGCCTTGCATAACCATGTTTGAAGATGCGTCGTACAGTTTTATCAGTTCAACCACACCTGATGCCTTACCTTTTGTAGACATAACCAGGGAACCTTTTGGTCTAATGCTACTGAAGTTATAACCAACGCCACCACCAGATTTGAATATCATCGCTGTATCAGATAGCACTCTGTACATATCATCCAAGCTATCCTCAATATCTAACACAAAGCAAGCGCCTGGCTGCCATGGTCTATCATTCTTACCAACATTTGCCCAAATTGGTGTGGATGGTATAAGTTCTAGATTTAGGATAGCGTCTTTTGTATCTTTGTATAATGGATGCTTTTCGTTATAGACGCTATTTACCAACCTATCTACTGCCTGTTCGAACGTCTCATTGATGTTTCCTTCCTCATCCCTGCTAGCATATCTGGCATTGAACACTCTAAGTCCGTTTTCATTCAACATACAATCAATTCCCCCTTAGATTAATACAATTATTATCATTCCAAGAATACCTAGCGCGACCACTACCTTAGCGCCAGTATCTGTCTTAGCCATCTTACTTAACAATGGAGATGTTAGTAAGAATAACCCTGCAATTAGTAGACTACACATACTGTCACCTCTTCTTTCTTTTTATTTTACGTAATACCGAGACACAATACCCTATATAATCATTATCTAAACGTTGCTTAGCTTTCACTTCATCTAGGCGTTTTCTGTCTCTGATATAAGTGTGACAGTTTGCGTGGCATCCCACGTATCTTCTATCACAACATAGACATTCTTCGAATAACTTCATCTGTTTATCACTTCTTCTACATACCGTTGTGACAACATAGCAGAGTTATTTAACGCCCGTTCCTTTTCTGTAAATTTGCCGTCGCAACCTCTATTGATACGCTGGATTATGTTTGCCTTAGCATCGATGTCATCAGCATATGATACAATCCAAGCTTCTAGGAACTTCGGTGTTACTGGAGAACCGAATTCAAGCTTACCGTGGTGCGCGGCTATTATGTGCTGTAGTAATGTGATTATTTCTGAGTTTTCTTCAGTTTTGTATCTGTCTAGTATTACGATACCGCCTACAATGTGCTCCAGCAAGTGACCATATTCTGTGTAGTTAATTACTGACCCATTTAATTCATAAACAAATAATTTACCTACGTCATGTAATAATGCGCCAGCTACACATAAGTCTACATTACATCCGTCTATGTTCGTTGCAATAGCTTTAGCGATTATCGCTGTGTCTATACTGTGCTGAAAAGTCCCCGCTAAGTAAGCGTGATGTACTTTAGTTGCCCCAGGGGCTGTTTCCCATTGCTCCAAATAGTCGTCGAATATTTTGGTTACCAAATTATTAAGTAGTGCATTCTCCATATTCAGGAGCAACATATTCAACTTAGCCTTGTAGTCATCAATATCGAAGTCTCCCTTTGGTGCAAACTCCTCAGGTCCTTTTGTACTGCGGCTTACTGATGAAACTGTTAGCTGTTTGTTGCCAGCCCACTCAGTCACATCTGCGCTGATGGTAACTACAGTGCCTACTTCAGGTTTGCCGGGTGTATCCCAGTCCCATTTCTTTGCTGAAATCTCATCAGTACCATCTGACAGCATCATGTCTAAGTACGGCTTCTTACTAGTGGTCAATCTAATACTTGATGATAATACCAGCAAGTCTATTGTAGTTTTATCACCTACTACCAAATCTTTTATGCGCATAACGCATACCCCCTTTTTAGTATGTGTATCCTCTGTGTTTACACAGGCCTTGCGGCCCATGATTACTTTTAGGGTCCCTCTTCTAATGGTCCTTTATATTCTGCAACATCTAAGATGCACTCTGGATAATAGGTCCCGCTATCTACATCGTATACTTCATCCCCGCCTTCATATATCAATGTGTTGCCTTCAAATTCATAGTATCCTTCTGGTCTCATATATTTTCACCTCCTAACATGTCTTTGATTATGTTTACATACAGATTACCGTGACGCATAACCTCTTTCAATATATCCTCATCTACAACTAGCTTCTTAACGTTCTGTCTCTTCAATCTATTCTGATGCACTGATGTAGTCTTTGAGTATCTAGTCCCATTTATTAACATAATACCATTGAACCAGTAGGCAATCACTGTGTCGTAGTTATATAACTTATTACCCTCTATTCTCAACCTTCCTTTTGGGTATCTTTTACATTTACTTGCTTCACCTGACTTCATACCTCTTGCAAACGCCTCGATAACTTCGTGAACAGTCATATTTTACACCCCCTTTATATAATTTATAGCTTTTTGGGTCGCTACCCTACCTCTGTCTGTAGGTTGGATTAACTTACTAGCTATTAGGTATGGTTCATATACCTCTTGAATAGTCTTAGCTTCTTCACCAACGCTTACCGCTAGCGTATTAATACCTACAGGTTTACCATTATAATCATTGACCAAAATATCAAGTATTTTTCTATCCATTCTGTCCAGCCCAAGTTCGTCTATCTCTAACATCTCTAACGTGGCTAATGCAACTGTTTCATCTATGCCTGCTTGACCTGATGCATGTGCTACATCCATCGCCCTCCTTATGAAACTGTTTAATATCCTTGGTGTGCCTCTAGCTCTACTAGCTAATATTAATGCTCCATCATACGTCATAGTGATACCTAGCACAGAGGCTGTGCGTAATGCTATCTGTATCAATTCATCTTGACTGTACAATTCTAATCTTAACTGAATACCAAATCTGTCCCTCAATGGTTCAGATAAGTCTCCTAATCTGGTTGTTGCGCCTATTAGTGTGAAGCTTGGTATATCCATTCTTTCTTTACCTAAATCTATATAGCCATCCTCCATAGCCGTGTATAACAGTTCCTCCAGCTTTACTGGTATACGATGTATTTCATCTATGAATATAATGTCACCTTCGAATACGTCCTCAAACAAATCTACAATGTCTGTTTGTTTCTGTAGAGCTGTACCTATACTAGTGTGTAGCTTACTTCTCATCTCTGTTGCGATTATATTAGCTAGGGTAGTCTTACCTAAACCGGGAGGCCCATAGATTATTATATGTTCTAGCCTTGAGCCTCTCTGTTTAGCACCATTTAATGCTACACCAAGAATTAACTTAGCATTCTCTTGACCAATGAAATCTTGCAACGTTATTGGTCTGATTTGTTTCTTAACATTCTTCTGTCTGCGCTTAAATAGTCCAAACATTATTCCACCCCTATATCACTTGCTAATATTATCTCAACATCGTTTAAGTCAGCGTCTGGGAATTTTTCCCGTACGCAATCTATAGAACAGAAGAGTAGCCCATAAGCTGCGAGTATAAAGGCATCTTCTTCAAATATCTGCGCGCAATTGAAGCAATTCTCCTTTTCTTTATGCGGAGACCATGTTGTCACCACACCATCTTCTATTGCTAAAGGAGCGTATTGTTCACCTCCTATATCAATAATAATCTCGTCGCCCTCTACTACCACAACATCGTAGCCTTCTTCATTTCCGTCCATATCTGTATATCTGTAAGTTTCTACGCACTTTAGTTTATTACCTTTCACTAACTTGTCTCTGATCGACAAAACAATTTTGACTCTCATACTATCACTCCTAATTTATAATTTGTATCCTCTGTGTTTGCACGGGCTTGGAACCGTCCTTGGCCACATTATACACCCAGCTAACGCTGGGATGCTGTATTACTTAAGATTATTGTATAATCGCTCTGCTTCATTATAATACGATGTTGCTGTAGTGTAGTGCTCGCCTTTACCAGAGTCTTTCCACAGACTGTAGAACTTACCTGCTAAACCTAAGTTATCGAATACCTCAGCAAGTTTATCATGACCCTCATTGTACAATGCAGTTGCTATCTTTGAGCAGTTTGACAAATTCTCAATAAACTCGTAGCTTTCCTTGCTGTCATCTTGTACTAGCATCAAGTAGCCGTCCTTGTACTCAAATGCCTGTTCAGCTAGCTCTATAACTTCCTTCAACTTTTCCTCTGTGTAAAATATCTCATTATCATTCGTTTCAGGCTCTTCGTCCTCAGACTTACATCCTACAAGCGCTATCGCTAATATCAATACAGCTACTAATAATCTCTTCAATCATATCACTCCTTATTCTATTTGTTTACCCCCCTTTTACCAGTCCTCAGTATTTATACGTGCTTGGAACCGTCCTATTTCTTTTTCTTGTCCTCCGCCCATACAGCGTTAGCTTCATCCTCTATTGGAAAGTCTTCAACGTGTGTTAAAGCTTCTTGTATTAATTCTAATAAACCTTCTGTAGGTCTGGCTAACTTGCCATCTATCGGTACCTCAACTGGCACTGCGAAACCCTCCATAGCTGGTTTCCATTCATTGTCTCTCTTTCTGATGTACCAGCCCCTTATGTTGATGTACTTAACGCCGTCCCTCGCAACTAATTCAACTACTAATTTAGTTCTATCAGACTTCTTAATCTCACCTATCCTTTTGCAATTGTTCCATATCAACTTTTTACTCATAACACAACCCTCCTAATTTTAGTATTCGAAGTTGCCTAACAGATGTTTGCCTGCATCTTTATCGGTGTAAATGTTACCACATTCTTTACATTTGAATTCCCCTTCATTCTGGTATATAAATTCAGTACTCCCACAGTCACATGTTAGCACGTATTTTATTTGGTTCACCTCCCCGCGTTTATTATTTTCTTATCTAATATTATTATACCACATTTCTTCGCGGATTATTACGGAAATAATAATTACTGAGAGAGGTGATAATACCCCCTATATTATATAATAGAAGAAACTTTTCTAGCTGAACACTGAACCATCGTACACATTGAAATTGTCTATAGCATTTACTTTCTTTTTTGTGAATGCTTCAAATCCCACGTTTTCTGGTTCAATCTTTTGGCCCCATGATGGATTACCTTTCTCAACTCCTGCAGTGATAGGCACTCTGAAGGTCTCGAAGTCAGATAATAGCCAACGAAGCTTCGGTATCAGGTGTTTCTCATCCTTGTGTACCTCAAATATAATTTCATCATGAACCACCAATAACATTCTAGTCTTGTAGTTATTCATCTTTAAGTATTTGTAAATTCTTACCATCTTATGTTTGATATAGTCAGCCGCGCAACCCTGTATCAATGCGTTTGGCGCTTTATACACTTCATCTGATTTAAGCCTCCTTCGTCTACCGTAGAAGTTAACTATATACCCTCTAGTTCTAGTAACTCTTTCCACAGCATCTATGAAAGGTTTGGCCTCTGGTATGTTTGCGAAGTATCTATTCTTAAATCTTACTGCGTCGCCTATAGTCATCTTTAAAGAGTCTGCTAACGCCTGGTCACCTTGACCATATATCAAACTGAAGTTAACCGTTTTAGCTTTACTTCTTTGTTCATCTGTTACTTCATCATAAGGTACGTTATAAATAATCGCCGCGGTGGCTCTATGAATGTCCTGTCCGTTGATAATAGCTTGTATCAATCCCTCGGCCTTTGAATAGTGTGCGAATAGCCTGTATTCTATTTGGTCAAGGTCCATCATCCATAACTCATATCCATCCGAGGGGATGAATGCTCTACGGATGCTGGTATCTTTCTTCGGTAGTGTTTGCAATGCAGGCTTCGTTATGCTCATCCTGCCGGTTGTAGCCTCTGTCTGGTTTATGTTTCCATGGACCCTGCCTTCCGCACTACGTTGGTCATAGATACCTATTGCATATGTTATTAAAAGCTTTTCATATTTTCTGTATTCCAATATCTTACTAGCTATTGTTACATTATGCTTCTCTGACAGGTCATTTAACACAAACTTGTTAGTCTGAGGGTTACCTTTATCGGTTTTTGGTATTAGTCTATCGTCAACACCAAGGCTCATCAGCACTTCATATAATTGCTTTGAAGAGTTAACATTGAATATCTTACCCGCTTCTTCATATATCGCTGCCTCTGCATTATCAGTCAACGTCTGTAGTTCTGTCTTGATTGGTTTCTCGTAATCTAGGTCTACTTTCATACCGTATCTTTCTGCAGCATATAAAGCTATCATAAGCTCCATCTCATTTTCATACAGTGACATTAAGCCATCTCTTTCTAATTGTGGAAATTCATTTATAAATACTAAGTAACAGTTCCAAACGTCAGCATTAGCGTAGTTGTTTATCAATTCTCTAGGGAACATCCTATAGTCTGCAATCTTGTGAGTCTTCTTGTATGCGTCCAGCATATACTCGAATTTAATTATGTGACCTTCATATTTTCTAACAATATCTTTTAATTGGAACGAGAATCTATTTTCATCTATTAGCTTTGCGAGAACTACAGTGTCGTGAACTTTACCTACAATCTTCATATTTATGTTAGCAAGCATATGAGCATCAAATTTCCAATTGTGGGCGATTTTTTCAATACTTGGGTCCTCGAATATTGCTGCCAGTTTACGAAACTCATTGTAATTATTATCCAAAGTGTCGTGAAGTGTGTACGCTCTCTTACCATCACAAATACTTATACAAAATGGTAAGTCTTGTGGGTTTGCTGATTTACCTGACCCTACCCATCTTCTAACCATTCCACCCGGTATCTCATTACTCTTCAATGGTGTCGAATAAGTCTCTGTATCAAATACTATAAACTTTCTACCATTTATTTCAAATGGTACTATATTATCTATTATTTCCTGTGCTGATTTCGCCTCATGAAAAAAATCTATAGAATGCTCTTTAGTGAACGTCTCCGGGTTGTATGAGAAATTAGTTCCTTTTTTGATAACTGACCTACGCTTGCTTTTAATAACTGCCATTGCAAATCATTCCCCCTTATTTTGTTATCTCATAACTGTACCTAATATACCTCTCATTGAACTTCTTTGTAGGTATTCTTTTCAACCTACCCTCTTCAATCAGATCCTCAATGATGAAGCGTGTTCTATTAGGATTTATCTTAGCCAGTTCACCAATCTTAGACACTGATATAGTTACACCCTGTTTTTTCCTCAAAACATTTAATACTGCCTGTTTCTCATGCTCGTATATCCTTATATTAATACTAGCCATATTATACCCCCTTTATATATTAAAATTGATTAAATATACTCGTTACAAGTCTACGTCAAATTTTACGCGTACGTGATAGCATATTAAATGTTTTATATTGGCACTTATATTACGAACTCGTAGTGAACCTATTTACAAGCCCGTAAAACTTCTAGTTTTTTCAAAGGGGCATATAAATACCCCTTATTATATTATAACATAGTTAAATTTCAAAGTAAACTACAGTTTTAAAACTTGTATTCCTGCTGCCTTTAATAACTTGATACCAGTGTCCTCTTTCCAGTCCTCATGGTAATATACTCTACTGAAACCGCCAGGAGCATTTATGATAGCTGCGGCGCATTGTTTACATGGTGCTAGTGTCACAAACATTACTTTATCTTCCGCGTCGGATAAACATTTATTAAGCGCATTCTGCTCAGCGTGCAGACACCCATACTTGCCATCTATTCTACACAAGCAATCCTGTAATCCTTTAGGCCCTCCGTTAATTCCTATACTATATATTTGCGTCAATTCTTTATCAGTTATAATAGCAGCCACGTGCCTTTCTTCACACTTTGATAGTGTAGATAACTCCTTTGTGAAATTCATAAATACTTGCGCTCTTATTTGCCTCATTCACTGGCCTCACTTTCTTCTTTGGGCAGAAAGTACTTGCATCTTACACGTTTGCCGTCAACAAATACCCGATTAGGCTCAACGCAACAATACCCTTTTGAGCCATCTCTAGACCACCCAAAAACTCCCCACGTACCGTAATCAGGCTCGTAATATAGACATTCTTCGCAAAAAGCCCAACGCATTATTTTTCAGCCTCCTTCATTTTATTGTATAGATAACTCACCAGCTTATTCTTACGTTCTTCATTTAGCCCCAGTGCTTCAGCGTTACCGAAGTACTTATCAAACCACTTAAAAGGATTGCCAATAGACTTAGGTAGTCCAGCGGCGCATGTACCACATAGAGGTATCATATTCCATACAGCGTACTTACCACCTTCTTCAAATGGTATAAAGAAGTGTCTGGTCTCTATATATTCATTACCACATATAGCACATCCTCCAAAGTATCTACAGGTCTCTAACCATTCTTCTTCATTCATAATTTTAGGGGGTAGCCTCTGTAGCTTCTCCATCCAATCGTACATTTTCTTTTCCGCGGCGATGAGGCGCTTGTCATAGAACTTATACACCCTAGCAAGCCTTTGCTCTTTATTAGCGTTATCCCAATCTCTTGCATTCTTGCGGTTGCAGTCTGGGCACCGCCGTGTTAGTCTTCCATCGCTACGCCTATAGAACTTGTAGGTAGGGACTAACTTTTTACAGGTACCACATATCTGAACATCAAATGTAGTACCGCAAAACTTACATTTAGTATTGACATAAGTGCTAGGGTATTCCCACCCACATTTAGGACAGGTTCTCATTGATGGTATACCTTACCACAGGTAATGTATGAGGCACAAAGTGCATAAGCCATTCATACCTGTGCTTAATATTTGCTAGTGTTTCGTAATCTTGTATATATCCTTCGCCGCGTTCCATGCATCTGTTCCATAACTTATTAGTTTCATCGGTGCAGTGAATTATAATACCGCCGCCATTATTGGATACCATGTCCTCCAGCTCATACATCTGGGTCATACTTATATATGATTTATCTCTCATAATATCTCCATACACCATTTCACAGTACCAAGCCCTGTCTAGTATTACATCGGCACCAGTTACTGCTAAGTCTCTATACATCGCCATCATAGTATCTTTCTCAGCCTGGTCCTTAGGTTTACTTCTATGTTGTATGGGGTAACCAGTCTGTGCCGAGAGTTGTTTAGCCAGTGTAGATTTACCGGAACCATCAGGCCCTACGATTATAATCATCATAACTATCACTCCAATCGTTGCAACTATCTGCCTCTTTTACAAAGTCATGATACAAGGTGCAGAAGCCTGTACCTTCATACGTATCGGAATCATCATAATGAATACATTCAGAACACTTCATTACTCATCACCTCCAGCTATAAGTGGGAAGTACTCGTTAATAATAGATGTTGGACCTTCATTGAATATAGGATCGCCGCAACTCATTTTACCCTCTCTACACTTGTCATACATACAATCAGGACCTGCCCACGCGAACATCTCCTCGCCATCTGCTGTTCCCAGCAAAGCTTCCCATATCTTAAGTGCCACATACTGGGTTTCCTTTGTGTTTCTATGACACGTTCTAAGCCTTATGAAATTCAACCATGCATCATGATTACCTTGAATTATCAGGATATTTCTTAGACCCTGTGGCGCTATATAACCCGCTGTATCATTATCTACACCTTTATCTATAAGTGCTTTATATTGCTTCATAGACTCGGCACAGGAATCAAGATATGCTTGTACATAAGACGAACCTAATTTATTATCTTTTTCTATTAGCTCATATGGGACTACAAACTGAGCATCTTCACTATAATCTGAGTACTGTAGCGATGCTGATACGAAATCAATGCCTACATGATGTGTTCTAGCTTGCGCAAGAAATCTCCTAGAAGCACCTACAACTGCTATAGTTATCGGGGTAAATCTCTTTATGGTTCCATGCGGCATCTTGACTACACGCTTAGCTGCTTTGTGTTGCCCCATAGAATCTTCATACAGTTGTTTCAAATCATCCATATTTTTAATCTGATGTCCCCTCTGCGTTAACTTAGCTAGAAACATCATCATACCACCAGGACATGAATGCGCCTCATTAATTACTGATACTTGAATATTTTTCATATTCATTTCCCCCTTTATTAAATTCATTGTTTAAGCAAGGTTTTGTCTACTATTAACTTCTCCTCATCTGTTAGAGAGTCATAGCTATCCTTAAACGCCTTGGCAATCATTAGATAAGCAAAACCTAATGTAATAGTATCTGCATTCTGAATTATAACTGCAGTGTCTTTATTGTGGTCCCAGCCCACTGCCACGAAGTCTGTGAATTTGTCAATACTATCATCTAATAATACTGTACAACTGGGAGCAAAGCGTTCTGCTCTGTCCCCAGCTATAACTCTTAGTTGCGTCATATTGTCGCCTCCTGCTAAATTGTTCCAATCGTCTTTAGATACTTTATAAAGCTATTAATACCAGTTCCGCCAATGCCTTTCGCTTCATCATACCACTTTTCTGTAGTTGCCCAGAAGTTAATTCTGTCCACTTTTAAGTGCCCATTTTTCAGCTCAAGGTATACTATGTTATGTTCATCTAATACCTTTTTAGCTTTTGCAACCTTGAGTAAATTCTTAGCACTCATTGTAGTATCTGTATCTCTGTAACTTTTATCGTGTGTGTAGCCTTCATCTTGTCGCCTATGATTTTCCTCGTTCTTTTCCATGTACATATAATAAATATCCTTGCCTGACATATCAAGTGCCAATGCTATGTTGAGCATAAAATGGAACATATCTATAAATTCCTTTCTTGCTTCTTCCATACCAGTCTCGTATTCTTCTACAGTCATTGCACTGTAATCCTTCCATGGTTTGAAGTATGGCAGTACGTACAACATTTCATGCAGCTCTTGTGTCAGATGGATACTGAATTCTTTTATATAGGCTGTGATTTCCTCCTTAGTCATGTTACTGAAGTCATACCCTAGCCTCTTCTGTAGTTCTAGCTGTTTATCCAACATTTCTTGTAGCATATAACTTCCCCCCTTTAATATAATTATATCATAAAATACTGTAGATTTCTACAGTAATTTATTTTACTGTGAAAACCCTAAAGCTTATCTGCTTGGCACAGTCAGCATAAACCTCTGGATACTTCTCTTTTAATTTTGTAGTATCTATTCTACTTTGACTTCTAGGTGACCATTTGATTATATAGTCTTTAGTATATCCTATTTCATTATTCTTAAGCGCATCTTTCAATCTATTAGCTGCTTCCTTCTCAGTTGCTTCTAATTCTTTAATCTTTGCCCTGCATTCTTTAACCATAGCAGCTAGCTCATTCATTGTTTCATCCTTTAAAACTATTTCAGAGCCCTTAATTACTTCTAAGTTTTCATTAGCCACGAGCTCGGAATCTGCATCTGTTCCAGTTAATTCAGGTTCAATTAAGTTCTTAACATGATAGTTCCAGAACCTGTCAACCTTTGGGAATATCTCGTTTCTCAATAATTCATCATTCCTCCATACTTCATAATGGTAAAACTTGTTGCCACCTACAAGGCAAGCTATAACACCGTATTCTAATCCCGTGACCCATAGGTACCAGTTTAATTGGTATAGATAGCTTATAGGAACATCACCTTCTGACCAAGCATCATCCATATATTCACTGGCTGTCTTACATTCCAATATACCATATGGAATGCCATCGTCATTTACTATAAGTCTATCAACATTGGCGATTGCCCATGGATAGTCCTTATGCGCAAGCGTCGCTGGGGATACTACAACTTTGTTACCAGTTCTCCTAGCATATTCATTAGCTACAATAGGCTCTAACATACGACCAAAGTGCATTCTCTCTAGCGCAGCATCACTAATTTCGTCTTCGCCGTCTTGATACTGTCCGGTCTTCTTAAGATAAACTAGCCTAGCACTTGAGTATTGATTGACCCCACATATAGCGCCAACATCAGAACCACCAATACCTTTGGTCCTATTGGCTAACCATTCCTTCTCATCTTCCTCCTGAGTGACTGTAGATAATATGTTGCAATTGGTAAGATACTTTAATACGTCCATTATTCATTCCCCCTTTGAATTTTATTCAATGCCTTCTTACTCGACCTCACTTTCCCTGATTACCGGGCACTTAACCCTCCATACTTCCTTGTCTGTATCATGTGAGCAAAATACAAAGTAATCGCCATCTGTTTTGCCGTATATTGTTATAGAGCCGTATTTATCCCTATAAGGTTCAAGCTCTTTCCAGAAAATATCTTCTTTCAAACAGTCCCAAAAATCTAATATTTCATTATCCCAAGTATCTACCAAATGGCTTTCATGGTCTTCGCACCAATTGCAAGCATATGAGTTTTGAAAATCGTCTTCATATAATCCCGCCCAATTATATATGTTTGGCGACCCTGCTGGGATTGTGCGCCCGCAAAATGCACACTTGTGCGGTTTTCTTGTTTTTTTAATATGTTTTTCTTTGCAAAAAGCCCAGCCCATTATTTTTCAACCTCACTTTCCTCCTTCAGCAGTTCGGGGTTATCCCAAACATTGCCTAATAGTTGGACATTCTCACTTTCTTCCATTGCCACAATATCATAAACACTTTTAACAATAGTCGTTTGGTCATGTTCATAATATCCCTGACAATATTCCCCACCAAAAAGTCTTACTACATCTCCAAAATATATCCCTTGTCCTTCGCCAACCATTTGAGGATAACGTTCCTTAACTCCTGTAAACTGTCCTATTGTTTCAGGATATACGTCAATAAAGTCATCACCTAATAACCAATTGTGATTTTTTAAAATATATGCTTCATCCTCTTGTATTCCTTTTACATAGTATCCATACACCCATTTATCACGTTCAACACACTTGCCCCTGAATTTATACTCCTTCATGGCTAAACCTCCTATCTCCTTGTCGATTTCGGCTAATCCCACTTTAAAACTCTCCGCCAGCGTAAAAGCTCTTCCTAGCTTTGTCAATCTCCTCAGGTGTGAATGGGTTCTCTATACAGTGCTCCAAAAACTCAGTGCCTATAGGCATTCGTCTATAGTCACTTCTAACACGCTCCACTAGGTGATTATTGGTCAAGAACTTTAATAACAGCCTTAGGTCATCCTTAGGTAATCCTGTATAGTCTTCCAAAGTAAACCTATTAAAGAACGGTAATTGATATAGTATCTTAACCATTTCATTAAAGTTTTGTAGTGGTAATAATGCAAACATTGCTCGTAACTTACTAATGTTAGCATCGGATGAATCTGTGTTGATTCTCTCTTGCTCGCTTAACTTATCGTAGCCCATACTTTTGGAGCTGTATATTCTATCCAAGAAATTAACTACAAACTCTACATGCTCTTTCTTAACTATAACGTCTTCTCCATCTGTAGTTGAAAATACACAACACGCACATGCTATTGATAGCCTAGCAATCTTAATACGTTGGTCGGCCGCCTCGACCAAAGGCACCCTAGAGGTATATTTCTTACCCATTTGTGTCGCTAGCTTTAATATTGCGGTAACAGCATCGTCCTCAAACTTAATATGCTCGGGTCTGCGGCTCCACGCCCACAATGCTCTCATATTACAATGGTCTGATGTGTATACGTGAGGTACTTCAGGAATATCGTCTAGACTTCTATTAACTAGCGATGGGTTGACGTCTCCAGATGCTACTGCAATAGCTAGGTCTAATCTTCTAACGTCTTCTGCTTTACCAAACAGCTTAAGTATGGACATAACACCATAAGTCTCAGAATTAAGTTGCCTACCATTCCTAGGGTTAGATATATAAATAGCCCTAGTTCGCGCTGTGGTCTCAGCTGTTATAACCCCAGTAGTTCTAGCTATACCAGAGGACCTAACGTCTGACATCTGTGCTAAATCATCCTCGCTAAGTCCTGACAACTCATCTATGGCTATAAGGCCGCCATCATTCAATGGGTACGCACCCCACACTAAGAACCATCTCTTATTGTTCTGTTGCATATTGTATACCAAGCCAGTGCGCCTTGAGGACTCGCCAGAGTACAGTTCACCTAGCTTGTAATGGTTCATCAATCTTTCTACGAGTGTAGTTTTAGCCTGGCCTGAATCCCCGATGATTAACAGTTCTCCCCAGCCTCTGGTTATAAATTGTTCCTGGAAATAGAAATTTAGTACTGTATGATATACTAAATCTATTGCTATGCTTACATCGCGGCGCTCCCACACTCTAGTAACGTTCCTCTCCAAGTCTCTGTGTATTTCATTGAACTTATCTTCAATAGTCTGTCCATCCTTAACCTGGAATATCTTCAGCATATCGTAAATATCGTCGCTCATCTCAAAGTCGTTAATCATATTCTTCTCAGGGTACGCTTTGTCAAACAAATATGTCGCGTATTGTGTCTGTGGCTCAGGATACATATACCCAACTAATGTGTACCTCTCATTAGTTTTAAGACTTTTACCTATATAATATCCAGTTCTAACTACATACTCATGTTCCTTTGTGAAACCGAAGTTTGCTTCAGCCTTTGGTATCATACGAATCTCTTCTATATTCATATACTTTTCGATTATTATCTTTGCCTTTGGGCATGACTTATTAATTCCTAATATATCTTTTATAATTGCTTCCTGTTGTGCCTCAGTACATTTTATAAGTTTCATAGTATCCTTATTTGTAGCGCCAAGCGTTACTGTATATTCACCAGCCATTGTGGCTAAATAACAACTGCTACATTTTTTATTATCTACATCTGCTGCATCGCCACAGTACCCCTTGATTACTTCAGGGCACATGTATGGCGTAGTATCTTTACCTGAAATCATAACTGGCACTCTAATCCTTGTACCAAATAATTCTGCATCAGCTGAATCAGCTAGATGTACTTCCTTAGCTTCTGTTTCGTCTGCTAAGTTTACTTTTTGAGAAGGGTCTATATACTTCACAGCATTATCTAATAATCTTTGGAAATCCTCAGCGGTCTGCCCTGATTTTACATAGAAGTCAGTTATATCTCCTTTATCTGGGAAATCGTCTGGCCACTGTACTACATATACATCTACAACTCTAAATAGTTTTTCACAAATCTTTTGCGTAGCCCTTCTTCCTGCTTCGTCATTATCCTGCGCTATATAAACACGCTTCTTATTTCTGAAGTACTTTGTCCACTCTGGCCGCCACGACCCTGCGCCGCTGGTGGGACATGCTGAAGGGAAACCGTATTGTTCATTGATTATACGGTCCATTTCACCTTCGCACCATACTACGTACTCTATATCTTCATCAATTAAGTTTTCAATACCAAATATTCTGACTTCACCGTATGTGTTCCCTCTTTCATCTTCATAGTTTGTTACTTTATACTGATCTTCATATGAGTTCCATTTGTATCTTCTAAAGTTTACCAGGGTGTTGAATTCATCATATATTGGTATGGTTATTCTTTCCCCATCCCATCCTATCTGGAAGCGCCTGAGCGTTTCATCTGTAAGGCCTCTTCGCTCACGTAATACTGTTCTTATAGGCCCTGTTAGACTCATTAATGCTTGATGGTACTCAGATACCAATCCTATATCTATATCAGGTCTTGTAGGTCTAGTACTATCTGGTCTGGGAATACGCAGTGCATCACCCAGCTCAAACCATGCTTCCTCACTAGATAATCCGTACAATGTCTTGTAGAGGGTATGAACGTTTCCCTTGCTATGGCATGTCTGACAATAATATACCCCTTTTAATACATTGACCGTCAGTGAGGGGGTATTATCAGTTTGGTTAGCGTGCAGTTCTTTAAACGGACATTCCGCCTTCCATTCGTTACCGCGTCGATGAATATTCTTTAGCTCGCTCATAAAGAATGCTTCGTTATCAATCTCTGCCAAAATTCTGTTACGATAATCTTTCCAATTCAACCCTGTCATTCCCCCTTATTAGAAAAGATTAGGGAGGCTGCTAACCTCCCAAATCTATCATTAAAACTCGGCTGAATCGATCTCCTCTTGGGACGCATAAGACACAGAAGTGCCAGTATCATCTAAATCATATACTAAGTCAGAGTGCCTAAATGTCTTGTATAATTCCATTCCAAAGGCTCTGTCCTCATCTGAAGTCGCTCCTGCAGCTGCAACTACAATATTATACCATTCGTTTCCGCCTTTAGCCATTAGCTTAGAGTCCAATGTATACCCGTGGTTCCACATGTTTTGCATTGACACTCTTGCTAAGCTATATAGTTTTCTACCTTCATTGTAGTTAGTCTTTGAGAAGCTCAAGATTATAGGCATTCTCTCTCCAGCTATGAAACCAAAGAAGTTGATATACTTAGTGCACTTAGGTATTGCATCTCTACCTGTCTTTGAGTTGTCGAATTCATTACGTCTACATTGAGCACACATCTTTGATGTTCCATCAGCTTCATAGCCCCTCTTACCGTCTCTAGCATGACAGAGTATCCCGCCGCCTTCAGTTCTTGGTTTCCATTCAATATTAGAATTGAATTTGAACACTGGGACAAATACCTTACCGTTTAATTTCTCAAGTGTCAAAGAATTTACTATGTCTCCCTCATCAGCTAACTTATCTTTCCTCTCTGGACTAAGCGCATTGATAACCTTTACTCTAGGTATAATCATGTCGCCTTCATTATCGTCTTCAAATCCTAATGGTACATCATTCATTGAATCCATTATTGCTTGGTTTTCTTTCTTTACTAAATCTGTCATTTTCAGATTCCCCCTTAATTTATTATTTATTATTTATTCAAATGCCTTACAACATAATCCTGCTGTTTAGCATCAAATACTAAGAATTTCACGGTATCAAATTTGTTATATAATACTATAGCTGCCATTATGCTTACTATTGCAGGTCCTGATATTAACAAAAAATCATCCTCAGTGAACTCTGCAAGACCTTCTTCTAACATTGCTCTCACTGTACTCGTCTTAAATATCGGTAACTTTCCTCTAGTAACGTCCACCAACTCTCCATACTGTACTGCCTTAGAATAATCATAATTTGCATTGTTTACTATATAAACTTTAGCCATTACTTCACCCCCTAATTTGTACTTTAATATTATTATTATATCATAAAAGAATGCAGATGTAAATAGAAAATTTTAAATACTGAGACTAGCTAACTGATCCAGATTATTAACTACATCAGCGTAGGTGCCAGCTATAAGGTCTACCACTACGTTACTAATGATTAATTCCCTCAGCACCTTGTTATCCATTTCCATTTTTATCCCGTTATTCTTTTCAAATAATGTGCAAGCTAATTCTAACTCTTTCTGTCTCTTAGGATACTCAACATCAAACTTCTTAGCCACCGCGTCATATAGAGCCTGTAATGAGGTGTCTGATTCTATTAACTTTTTAGCAGTTACTTTACCGAATGGGAATACGTGACCCTTTATATGATAAACTACAATTTCCTTGTCTTCTAATACACTTAACATACTAGATACCGTTTCCCATAAGTCCTTATTCTTGACCTCTTCGCCTTCAGCTGTTATCCAACCTTTGTTTTCCCAGTTCTTATACCACTCCTTATTTATACAATTTACTACATATTCAGAGTCTGAGATTATATAGATTAGCTCCTCATCAGAATTAACGCATTTCTTAAGCGCCTGTAGTAAAGCTAGTATTTCACCACGTTGTCCAGAGGATTGCAACTCACATACAACATCATACCCATATATCTTATTACTGTTTTTATCTTTAGCTATATAGGCTCCAATTGAGAAGCATTCAGGCGTCCCGGGTTTCCTACAGGCTCCATCTATCGCTATTATCATTTAATTCCCTCCTAATATTAATTTACCAATATTAGCACCGTGTTCCTTTATCAATTCAAACGCCTGTTCCTCAGTGAACCCAGCATTCACTAATGCTTTAAGATACGTTTGCATCTGCACCGCGATGACATCAGCTATCTTCTCATATTCTGGCATCATATTTTTGAGTTCTTCTGCTGCCATTTCCATTTGTAGCTTACCAAATATATCCATCTCTAACCTCCTCACACAATCATAGCGCCAACTATCCTAACCTTAGGGTTAGTTAGTAGCCTAAATTCATCATCGTACATAGTAGTGTAATACTCTAACTTAGCATCAATATTAGTTGTGTTCGTTATAATCTCAATAGCACCTGTTGGCAATTGTACAGCAACTACTAATGCCTTTGGTTCTTTAATAGTTTCGGCGACAGCTAACAGTTGCTCCTTAAGTGTTAACTTATTTGTCATATCGCACCCCCTTGAATATTGCACAGTTTAGTGACACGTTTCCTAACATGTCTTTTGATTCTCCAAAGGTGTCTACTTCAATTGTCTTACCAATTATCTCCTCTGGATTATCCCAGAAACGCTGTCTCTCTTCATCACTAAATCCTGAACCAACTCCTACTCTATATCCTTTATAGTCTACAACCACGGCTCCCAGCATTCCTTCATATTTACCTGTACCTTCCTGAATATCTACAACCTTAAGGTCTAGTGATTCATTGTACTTAACTTTCAATAAATTATTTGAACGCTTTATTTCATAGAGGCCCTCCATAGTGTTTAGCATAATACCTTCACCACCGCGCTCCCATATAGGTGCAACTAGCTCTGCTATTTCTTCATCTGTAGATACCACACCTAGAATTGGTACCGCCTTTATAGTCCTGAACTTATGCCCTAAATCAAATGCAACTAGCAATTTAGCCCAATCATCGTGTAGATACTGTATTCCCTCGTCACCAAACATTGCACCTAATAGTAATTTTCTATTTAGCGCATTATATTTAGACTTACCTTTCTTAAATTCATCCAGTGGTATAATATCAAATATGTTAAATGATACTCCTGTTCTGATTCCTTTTCTATTAGCTATTGAGTTGGTTGCTTGTCTCAATGCGATACTGTTTTCATAGGTACCTATCGCAAGAAGCTCTCCATCATATACGGTATTATCTGGTAAATACCTTGCCTCTTCAATTATTTCTACGAGACCTTCATCCTCGATTCCTGATCTACTATATAATCTACATTTACCTTTTTCTTTGACCAATATTCTCCTAATACCGTCAAGCTTCTCTGTAGCTATAAACGGACCTTTTACTTTATGCTTATTTTCAGGATATGGTACACCAAGCATACATCCTATTCTCGGTATAAAATCAGTACCGTATACACTATTTAAAGATGTGTCAGTAATGCCTATCTTTAAGTTCTTAGTTACCATTGCAAATGCTAAATCCCTAGCCTGCTCAGTTTCCTGTGCGTTTATAAATAACCATGCAAAGTACACATCATCATCAGTGCCAGTTTGGTTAGCCTCGAAATATTCTATGACATCGTAAACAGTTAACCGTTCATTCTTCATACCATGCATACCTTTCCTTAGCTTCTTGTCTGCTATTCCAGTCCTAATATATGGGTCGTATATAAAACGCATAGTTTCTTTAAACCCCGGTAGACTTTCATACTGTCTTAATAACGCTAACTTATCATTCCTACCTGAGGTTGCTTGAATTTCATACACCGCTCTTGCAATTTCTTTCATTATCATACCTCCAATTTGTTTTTTAGATTACATCTGAACCGGTTAAGAGTCTGGCTTACATAAGACTGTGAACAATTGAGTTCTGACGCTATCTCTCTGTGTGTTGCTTTAAACATGGAATCTCGCCAATATTCTAGTATGCTTCTTTGTGTCTTATTATTTACCTCTGCTATACATCGCTCAACACACTGCATTATTTCCTTAACACCAGCCTCTTCTAGCAGCCTTCCATCAGCAGTAAGCGCGCTTTCAAAGCTGTCTAGATGGACCGTTCCTTTGTCGTCTACAGGTACGTCATAAGAAATAGTATTCTTGTTTATTGTTGTGTTGAGACTTCGCACATATGAGCCTAAACTATTGTAGATACAGACGGTAGCATAGGTAGAGAATTGATTGCTTCTACTGGTGTTAAAAGTCATTATCGCTTTATACAATGCTTCGTACCCTATACTCAGCGCTTCTGAATCTCCTATTAGACCAAACTTCTTAAGTTGTTTCCAAATAAGTCCCTCGTTCAACTTTATAAGCTCTTCTACTACCTCTGGCGATTTGTCCATTAAAAGTAACTCATCGGACCTAGCCAAATATATCATCCTGACATGATTGGCACAAACCAGATATTTCGAATTCTTTACGAGATAACTCATCTCTAAATTTATCTTTATCTACTTTGCGCCTACATAATGGACAATCACCTTGTTCCACAGCCTTAACTTCCTTACCAAAGCCAGCCTGTTGTAAAATTTTTTTATTCATTATTATTACCCCCTTTAATTAATATTATACCATAAAAAAGGGATTATTTCTTTAGCAATTATTTTTTCTGAGGCGTGCCGCACGAACCAGTTCTTTTACATCATGGAGCGTGTAACAAACACCACCTATACCGCCAGCCCTCTGTATTTCCTTTATGAAAAGCCTCTGGTGAGGTGACGCCGTACCGCCTGCTGCCTTTAATTCAGCAGCCACAAACATACCGTCCACACATATTATGAAATCTGATATACCCTTCTGGTACCTGTCAGATGCCTTGTAATATGCAATATCCTCTTGTGTGTCTAACCACTCCTTTACCTTCTTAGTCAGTGTTGCTTCCTGGGCGTATGTTAACATATCGTCCGCGTGGTTTGATTGTGATTGTTTCTTCTTTTTCATCTGTAAGCACCTCCATACTATCTCCTTGCTTCAATCCCCATTTATCTACAATGTAGCGTGGTAATTGTACAAGAACATTTTTAGGATTAGTCACTTTAACTGTTTTAATGTGTGTCATTGTATTCCTCCCTTCAAGTGATTCAGTATCGCCATACTTACGTTCTCTTTATTCCTAATGGATTTGTAGATAACTTCATCTATAGTACCCTTCGCTTGTATAATATAGTAAGTACATCTGTGCGGTTGCTTTGATTTGTCGCCGTATATCCTATCAGCTGATTGTTCGAATAATTCCAAGCTGTCATTCATACTAAAATATATTGCGAAGCGCGCATTTGTAAGGGTAAGCCCCTTATCAGCAGAAGCAGGATTAGCTACAAGATACTGAACTTTCCTTTCTTTAAATGCCTTAATATTCTTGTTCTTATCTTCTATACTGACCTTACCATATACGCAAGCACACTTAGCTCCTAACATATTTTGGATGACTTCAAACTCCTTATGGTAGTTGCACCATATTATTACTTGTTCATCGCCTATATTATGAAGTATCTTTTTAAGTACTTCAAACCTGTAATCAGAAAGCAAATATGTTTCCTGTGATTTAGTATCAATTATAAATCCAGACGTGACTTGGTTCAACTTATTACGCTTCGCACCGGCACTTGGAGCTGTTATGAGCACGTCACTCTCCATTAGTTCTAGATACAATTCTCTTCTTAGTTGATTATATTGTTTTGTCAGTTCTTTAGGCATTGTAATATCTACTGGGATAAAGTCCCTGCCTGGAGTATTTAATACATCTTCCTTATCTACATACACCGAATACTTGCGAAGCAGCTGTAATAGCTCATCCTTTTTATCGGGCTTAACTTGTAACTTCTCAAATTGTGGGTTGTACGATATATTATCAAAGAAGTAGTTTTTGAATTGTGTCCATGATTGGTGTACTCCATAGTAGTCTATGGATTGTAGTTGCCTGTAGTATTCCCATTCTCCATTCGGCGCTGGGGTACCGGAAAGAAGGTACCAGCGCTTCAGCGTCTGAGCATAGTCTACCGCTTCCTTACCGAATTTTGACCTGCTACTTTTCATCGCGGAACTTTCATCTACAAAGCACCCGTGGATATTTAGCTTATCAATATGTTCTCGGTAGCTTACAAAAGACTCTATGTTGGTTATATATAGATTAGCGTCCTGTTGAAATTTCTTCAAGCGTTTAGCTTTAGTTCTATCATGTAAGCTCACCACTTTCAATTCTGGAAAGAAGTGAGCTGCGTCGGGTAACCATGCGTTCTCTATGAGTATTAGTGGACAGAGTACTAGCCATTTATGGTCCGGATTCTTTTCTATATCGTCAGCAATGATTTGTAGACTCATAGGTGTCTTACCTGTACGGGTATCGTAGAAAAAGGCGTATCTATCGTGCACCTCAGCTAATTCCCTTCCTAATTGTTGATGGGTATACAACCAGCCATGTGGACGCTGCGGCCCCTGTTCTAATAGTATCTTTGTTACGGCCTGCTTGTGCATTTCATTTTCCCATATCTTTCGTATGTTTGGCGGTAAAGAATCTACATTGGTTTCATCAATATTTCTAAATAACTTCAGCACCAATGCGATATTGCGAGATGATGTTCTGAATTTTGTCTTTGTCCTATTGCTGTGTACATAAGGTATTTGACTAATCAGATTATGTGTATGCCAATCATCCCTATTGCACTGAATCTCAATATATTTATGATTAATTAGTAATTTGTTAGTCAAACATTACTCCCCCTTTGAATAATGACCTTTTTAAACACATATGCAAAAAATGGAGGAAGGTGCAGGATTTGAACCCGCGAGAGTTTAACCTCTACCTGTTTAGCAAACAGGCGTCTTCAACCTAACTCGACCAACCTTCCATGTGATTCGAATAATAATAATAATAATAATAATAATAAGTACTTCAGATTGGCGGGTGCAGTAGGAATCGAACCTACCCACAAGGTTTTTGGAGACCTCGTCGCCGCCTTGGAACATTTGCACCCACAAAGATTAAAAATATTTGTATTGACGAAACCAAAACCTGCCTCGCAACGCATTAGATACGGGAGGCAAACTTAAAGAGCTAGCTCTAGCCAAGGCACAGGGGGAAACTATGCCGAGGCTACAACCAGCTCTCGTGGTTGTAGGTAATATTATTACTCTTCTACGTAAACGTCTTCTTCAGCAGAATCTTCCTTAGGTGCTTTAGCTGCGTCTCTCTTCGCCTTTTCAGCCAATGCTGCATCTACTCTTGCTTGGTTATTTAAGATTGTCTCAGTTGGCGCATTTCTCTTTACTGCTTTGTAAAGAACTGATTTTGCATTTCTGATTTCAATCTTTAATTGCTCATCGGTCATTTCCTCAAGTGGTATTCCTGCTAATACCCCTCTTCTTTGTGGCGCAGGTCTCTCAATAGTAATGATACCTCCACAATGTGGACAAGTAATTTCAGTTGTTAATACGCTCATTGTACAAAACCTCCATTTATTTTTTATTTTGTTCTCTAAATATATTATACGCTATATATTTTAAAAATTACACTATTATTTTCACGAACTTCTTATCTTAGTTTTTTAATTTTCTTAGTTAACTTGGTTAATAAATTAAGGAGCGTCACGTTTTAAAAATGTTATTTTAAAATTAAAAATCAAAAATTAAAAATAAAATTTTAAAAATTAAAAATGGTCCTCCTTAATTTATTAATAGAGATAATTAAATTAATATAATAATTAAGTTAATTAAGTTAATATATATAATATATTATATAAATCAGATCAGGCAGACAGTTAGTAGTTTCGCTACTTCTCTTGATATATGATACATTAAACTTGGCTCACAATCAAATAAGGACTGTAGATTATCACCCATCATGCAGAGCACCGACACATCACCTACCATTGGTTGTTCCTTTGATATTGCAGCGCCGGGTTGCATTGGCCCAGTTCTTAACTTAATCAGTGGATGATCCTCACCTATAGCTGCATCTACACATATTACCAATGCATCATCACGTAATAGTTGTAGCTTATCACGTAAGTTTCTACTATGCACTGGGTCATTAATGCACCCTATGACATTCACATGCTTTGGTAAATTCATTCGTTTCAATCTATAACCAGTAACAGGCCCTACAGCGTCGCCTGTTATACTTGGAGCGCCGATGCAGAGTATGTCGACCTTTTGGGCATTGCGTATAAGTGTCAATGCATCCTTACATATTAGTCGTTGTACCATATCACAGTCGCCTCTCGTCTGCCATGCTTAACTGCTTCTTTATATGTTTGTCTAAATACATCGATTATGTTCCCTTTGATTAGTCTACCACAATCCTCAGCGATGCCGTGCTCCACAGTACCATCTTCATATACTATAATTATCTTTGAGCCGTATGGTATTACCTTAGGGTCTACCGCTATTGTACCAGGTCTTGGTTTAGTGCCTGTAGCTGTCTTATTAGGGTTACCATCGTTTTCCATACCACTTACGTTATCATACGGAGAATAAGCTGTTACTTGGAATGTATCTACAGAGTACTTTTCTGTTACTTGTCTAAGTGCCTCTATGCGCGCTGTTAGTTCATTAACTTCATTCTGTAGTTGTAGAGCTCTTGTCCTGTAGGTATCACGTGTTGCATTGGCCCTCGACACTGTGGCGCTAAGTCTAGCTATCACCTCCTTATTTTCTGTATGTACGCTTTCGTGTTTATCTACAGCAACCTTATAAGTCAATGTTGAACTTATACAGACACTCAGCGCCACTGCGGCTAAAAGCTTTTTTCGCATATTTAATTCCCCCTTTCACTTATTATTATATCACATTTCTCCACAGTTTTCCTCGGAAAAATAAAATACCGAGGGGTACGCCCCCTATATATTATATAATAAGAAGAAACAGATAAAATTGGCTAAAAAGGTATAATTATACTCGTAACATGTCCATAGCCTTTATTATAAGTCCGTGATAGGTACCCTAGGGTTTTATATTAGACCCATTAACACGGACTCGTAATGGAGCCTTTAAAAAACCAGGAAATTAATCCTGGTCTCTTTTTCTTCCTGTTTGTATAGATAATTGATGAACGTATACCGCCATACCAGTGGCCAAGATACCTTGGATGACCCCGGTAACTATGCTTTCAGAAGAGTATCCATTCTTAGCCCCTATAGTAACTACAGACAGGATAATTCCTATTCCGGATAGTATTATAGGTATTGTCCAATCCTTAATGTAGGTCGCTTTCTTAAGCATCATACCTATGATTATAAGCACAGGAATAATTATTGCTATTTCAGGTAGAATATATTGCTCTAACATATTATCACCTCCTATAATTAATTATAACTTTACCATCTTTCCAATCTACCTCATAACCCATATTCTCTAGGAATCTTACAGGGATGTAGTTAGTACCATTCAGCTTCATACCCTCTACATCTATATCTGTACCATGTAAGCTCATGAGTATGGTCTTTAGTTGCTCTTCCTTCTTTTCCACAGGACCAAATGCTTTAGCAATAGACTCTGCATACTTTAAAGGTGTTAATGCTTTCATGTCAACGTCGGAATCTACAAATCCTCCTTCTGTAATCATTGCTGGCGCCTTGCACAGGCTCACAGACCAGAATGTAGGTTTTACTAACACTCCGCGTTTCCTCAACCCAGTGGCTTCCTGAAGATGATTCAATATTTCTTTTGCATATTCATAAGATGGACTCTTAGTACTATATACCAAGATTTCCGAACCGGTGCCTCCGCCAGCATTATGATGTACGTCTATGAACATATCTGCTTTGAACTCATCAGCCTTATTGCATCTTACTACATGATGCTCCCGGCTAGATTTGAAGCGCTGATTATATGGAGTTACATCCAACACTGTATGACCCTGTCGTTCCAACATAGGTATCAGCAGCTTTACCGTCTCCTTGTTAAGATCCGCTTCTACGTACGGGTATCGCACCGCCCCGGGGTCGAATACATTATTGATATATACATTGTGTCCTGCTGAAACTGCTATCCTCATTAAGTATCCCCCCTAGTTACAATAATTTTAATTTGTTTTACATCTTGCTTTATTTCTGATATGTCTCCCCTTGTATCTTTTACATCACACTTTATGTCATTGGACAAACCTTGAATTATTTCTTGATTCTTCTCAATGGTCTGTTGATACTTCGACTCCCTGTGTCTACTATCGTAGATAGTATACAGGAAGAGAACTACAAACAATGTTGCCCATATTCCGTTGCTGGCAGCAAGCTTTAATAGTTGCTCTTCCATAATACAAAGTTCCCCCTTACCTATTTAATATTTCACTAATCACTTCCCTCAGGTTGAATAGGTTAGGAACTAGCTCAAAGTCCATCCCATCCTCCCTTATCTTCCTTAAATAGAACAGGACTGTGAAACTGTTTTCATTAAACATTATTCAACACCTCCTGTAGGAGCAGACATTACTGCTAATATCTGCATAATTTCCATTAGCATACCTTCCATGATTGTATTCTGCTCCTGTATGTCATTGATACCTCTATTCAGGGAATTGTTTTTAACAACTAATTCATCATTTTGTCTCCTTAATGCTTCTGTAGTTGCCTCGAGTTCTGCTACCTTTTGCTGAAGCTCTACCTCAACCTCTGTATCATAGCGCTCCTCACTCCATTGATTACCATCCCAATGTCTACCTATATAGGTTTCATTATAGTCCGGTATCAATACCATGTTTGAGGCATTAAGCTTCCTAGGGCTTGAGATAATAAATGCACCAATATTGTTCTCGTTTAACTGCACATAGAAATATTTTACCATTCTTATTCCTCCTTTATTAACTCCAAATTACTAGTATGGGGTACTCATCATTTTCGTACATTGTAATTTCGGCACTAAGTCTGCCATCCCTGTACCTAATACGCCAATCATAGTAAATGTCTATATACCCGGACCTAGGGGCAACGCTATTCATATACACTACGATACCACTTACGGATACAGAAGGTAGACTACCGGGGCCTCTATAGATTGCGTTTGACCAGTGCCAGGGTCCAGTACCGTAGTCACTTTCAGTAATATTATCTACAAAGACACGGGATATTAGAACTGCATGTACAGTGGATGATGAGGTAATACCAGGTACATCCACCCTGAACCCAACTGTCCCAGTGTCATCCTGGTAGCCGCTAATAGTTTTGATAACTCTGCCTCTATCATCGGCGCCGTATAAACTACCTGAAGTAACATTCCAGCCACCTTTGAAAGTCCCTACCACACCACCAACATTAACACCACTTCTGATATTACTAGCAATTAAATTAGCAAAGTTAGCAGTAACCTTTCCACTTCCATTATGATAACCAGCAGGTATAGTATAACTTCCACCTTGAGTTGTTAAAGTTTGACTTACTGCCCCTCTATTAGTCATACTACCTGTTAATTTACTTTTAGGATTTGTACTATAGAATGTTTTTCCATTTAACACATCAGCAGCTACTGCATTTCCAGTTAATTCTAAAGTCCCTGTCTTTAATCCTTCTTCAGTACCAAATGTAACTCCTTTAATTACATCATCGGGCGTTACATTACCGTATTCACCTCCTTCACCCAACGATTGAAAAACCGAACCAGTGTAGACTAGGTGAAGTATTTGTCCTGCTTTGATATTTCCACTGGCCAGGTCATTACCATTAGATTTTTTTATTGCCTTTGCCCCTAATCCATTTATGTTTAATGTCGCTGTCCCTGTATTAGCATTTTGAAATCTGACTTTTATACTCATACCTTCAGTTAACGCTGTTATACCTTGAATATTTACCGCATATGAGTTTGTTCCAGTAGCTACAGCATAAGGTATATGATGAAAATTATCTGCTTTATGTTCATCAATAGCATTGTGAGCAGCTTCAATACCATCCTCTATATTATTCATAGTCTCAGCTATTATAGGGGTACCCTCTTCTATAATAGTACCTTCAGATGGTAAGAGAGTAATAGTCCCATCAGTGTTTTCAATCTTCTCAAAGGTTCTAGGTCTTTCTACTTCTCTATTTTTCCATATTGTTCTTACATACGCCATTATACATCACCCTCATTAAATTAAACTAAGCCAATTACATACCAATTGTACGTTACATCAGACCTGACTGTTGGCAGCAAGCTTTAATAGTTGCTCTTCCATCATACAAAGTTCCCCCTTACTTGGTTAGTATACTGTTTAACACTTCATCATTCATATTACACTCCCAGAATAAAATACACTCTGCTAGGCGTCATTATTTTCTTCTAGTCTTTGCTTTATTAAATTTATCATTCCATCCTCATCAGTTAAGAAAGGCATCTCCTCCTTATTGAACCTAAACATCCTTTCTTCACCATTTACCATAGCTATAATTCTTCTACCATTATAGTGTTCTGGAATAGCCCTTGTAGGTTGTCCTATGTTTGGATTTCTGAATTGGATATTACTTGACTTAATGAATATATTCATTTATACTACCTCCTTTATTTCTTCTATTTCAATGATTTCATCAACAGAGAAAGCATAGGTTTCACCTGTCCAACTCTCACCAACCTCACGCTCTACGCCTTTGATGTACCATTCTTGGACGCTTGGGTGGTCGTCGTTTCTTGTACCTATGACTAGGACGTTGTATTCTCCAGCAAATTGACAATGAATTTCTAGTTGTTCTGTCTCTCTGTTGAGTGTTCCATATCCATTTCCAAAATGTCCTTGCCCTGTTACCCATATTTGAACGTCTTTGTTTAGCCAAACAAAATAATCTGGTAGGTCTATTGTAACTAAGTCATTGTCTTTTGTGGCTTGTATTTTCCAGCGGTATAGAGTATCTCCCGGTGTTGGAGACTCTACTGCCCCATGTCTAATTACATGGGTTGCAAATTTTTCTGGTTTTGGGTGGGGTATTTCAAAGTTTTTGGTGCCGTTGACGGTGAAGGAGCCTGGAACTATCCATTTTGAGGTACGATAAGACCCGGTACCACCTAATATTCCTTCGTTAGCATTCTCTGCCGAGACGCTATAACCTAAGGCAACAGAGTAATCCCCTGCCGCCTTGGCGTCACGACCTAAGGCAACAGAGGAATTCCCTGCCGCTGAGGCGCTACGACCTAAGGCAGTAGAGTAATTCCCTGCCGCCGAAGCGAGGCTACCTAGGGCAACAGAGGCACTCCCTTTCGCCAAAGCGATACCACCTAAAGCTAATTCATTTCCTACCAACCCTGCAATATCTGGTACATCAATCGTAATATTGCTAGTCAATGCTTTTCCATTTATGGTTCTAGTAGTTGGTACTGCCCCCACATCGTTTGCCGACAGTATGACTTTCCCAGTCTTACCGTTTACACTTTCAACTGAACCAGCATTCTCTAGCACATATAATATTTGTTCTGTTAAAGGTTTCCCTTTCAATTCTGCAGGTAAGGTTTCATCGTTTATATCCCCTATTCGAGATAACGATAAAACTATTCCTTCTTCAATATTATTCATATTAGAAGCTATAATCGGAGTACCTGGTTCGAGTACATTTCCAGGGGATGGTTCAATGGTAACAGTTCCATCTCCATTGTCAGTTATAATATATCTTCTAGGATATTCTACTTCTCTATTTTTCCATATTGTCCTTTCATATACCATCTATAACACTTCCTCTCCACATGTATAAGCTCCACAGTATCGAAATAATTTTGAATTTCCTTTGTAATATTCATATAATAGTTTTAAATTTTTCTCTAATCTATTAGCATCTACAAAGCTGAAACCCATCCCATATACCCATTCTGTAAACGGCTCAATCCATCCATTTGGTTTGTACCTAGTACCTAGCATCTTTATATTGCCTTCTATCCTATTCAGTGTGTCGGCGAATGGGAAGTCCTCAAGCTCACCCTCCACTAACTCAGGATAGAAACCATATAAACCAACTAGTTTGACAAGTACTGATGTGTTGTTCTCAACTCTAGCTAGGTCTTCAAAGTGATAATAATCGTTACTATTCCAATTAGTCTTTGTAGGTAACCAGCCCATACTATATACCACCTCTTGTCTCTGTTCTCCCAGATAAGTATGAAGCGTACTCAAAGGTCTGTTTCAATATTCTAGATTGTTTTTTGGCACCGAAGCTATCTTCTATTAATACAATGTCTCCGCACTCTAACGCTGGATTTTGTCTCCAGTTTACCTCATATAGTGCCCTAAGTGACCTTTCCCTCAATATCCATTTAGCTATGTCTAGTGCATGCGACTCTGATATTATTAGCGGGTTTTCATGCTTCACTGTAACACCATTTTTAACCTTGGTATCTTTAAGTGTGTATGTGGTTTTTATACCCGTTTCGAAGTTTTGTACAATAATCATCACAGCGCCGACTTGTTGGTCTAGCTTAATCTGAGGTTCGGCATATACATTCTTAAACGTGATATTTTTCATATCATATCCTTGGTCAACGACTGGGTACGTGCTACCACCTGCGTAAACACCAGGTCCAGTATACAGTGTGTATTTTGTCCCAGCGTCCAATGTCCTAAACTGTTGTATCTCTACAACACCGTCTCTGTTCTGTTTAACAATAGCTTTACCAGCCATCCCAATGAAGTACAATGCCTTTCTGGAGTCTATCAACTCATAAAAGCCATTTGTAGATATTTCACGTAGTTTCTCATCTATGATGAATTCCGTCACACCAGCCTTGGTCAATACATCTACGGCAAGGTCATATAGATTTGTTGCACCATACCCAATATACATTATATCCTCTAGTATATCAAATACACTGAGAGCTGTAAATGTTGTAGTTAATGCACCTTCATCACTCTTCCATTCTTTAAGGTAGAACTTACCCATATTAATGGTCTCATAGTTATTAGGCTCAACTTCCAATGATAACGTAGCCCATACTTCCTGTCTCTCCATTAGGAACCTGTAATGCCCTTCAGGGTTCAATATGTTGTATATCCTATCCGAGTTATCTACAGTAAATCTAAGCTCATTTGCCGGTAATGAATCACCTGTAACATTTATCTCTTCTATAACTGAATAACTTACTAAATCACTATTCCCAAATGTCTGTGTTACACCAAAGTCTATTGCTGTTACCTTAGCTCTACGTAATGGATGCGACCATTTTAATATCTCTACTATTATTAAGTAGTAATTATCCAGACTATCTTCCAGCACATACGTAGCGTTCTTATTATCTACAACATGTTTTACCACAATTGGCCTGTAGTTATTATCAAATACTTGTATAATGAAGTCGGTAGCATATTCGTTTGTAAGGCTACTAAATGTTAAGGTAAGTCCAGCACTATTATGACCCTCAGTGAATATGACCGCAAACCCAACAGGAGTAGCGAATGTTTTATCAGAATTACACAGGTCCCTGCTCCACCAGCCAACCTTGGACTCACCCTCATCAACCCTAGGCGGTATTACAAACGAGCCATCCAGCTTAAAGTAATCCTTCTCAAATGAAGCGTATTTGTGTGACATTACTCTACGCTTATCTATTAACTGATTAATTCTACTTATTGATGCTTCATCATTATCCGTAAGACCATTCAACATCGCATCGCGATAAGCATTAATATCCAGGAGCTCGAACCGTACTTCACCCTTAAAATGGCGGGCGCTATCTTGCGTATATATTTTATTTTTATACTTATCACTTACTTCTAACATAGCGCACCTACCTTTCTATCAGGTTAAATGTGACGTCTTTCCAATACCATCCCATATGGGTTCTGAACCTGCGCCTGCGTATAGGGCCAGAATAAACCGTAGCTGTCTTTATACTCCCATTATCTGGGTACTCAAATGTAAAGAATACTTCAGAAGAGTCGATAATATTTAGAATGGTATCTAATTCGTCTCCAGATAGTACGGGATAGGTGAGAAGAAACTTTCGCTTCTTCGCCACCAATTCCATAATCATATCACCTTCGGCATTACGGTCAGCCTTGGTAATATTATAGTGCTCTATCTCAAATTCAGGAGGTGTCTTTATTAAAGTTCCATTTAACTTATACATTAAACACCCCTCCTCTGGTTTTCAATCTGTCTTATTTCATACATCTTTCTTTCTAGTTCTCTTATACCCCTATCATCAGCGATTAAGGTATTTACATAGATTGGCGTTACAGGAGTACTTTCTACAGGCTGCGCGTAGGATATGGCTTCGGCCATTAAATTTCGCATCATATCTATCGGTTCACCACCGAATATTGCTTGTCGCACCTTTGCCATAGCACTTGGGTTTTCTACAGGTAATATTGTTTCCATCTTATTGCCCTCACTGAACCTAGCAATGTGTTCCTTCTTGAAGGTACCACCTTTAGCGTGGCCAATAGTAACTGGGTCCATACTATATAGTCTCATACCACCTGCGCCACCGCCACCCCTACTAGTTGAGCGGGTAGATGCTATGCTGCTTCTAACATTACTTTCTTCATCCTTGGCTTCCTTCTTCCAAAACTTTAAGTCCTCAAAGAAATTCTTCAACTTCTCCCGCAATCTATCGAACCATTCTACGACATCATCGTAGATACCTCTTGCCCAGCCTGAGAATCCTTTCTTAGAGTTCTCCCACCATGTGTCAAAGCTTGTTTCTGTTTCTCTCCACCAGTCTGAGAACTTACCCTTTGTATCTGAGTACCATTCAGATACACTAGTGAAGGTATTCTTCTTCCATCCATTGAAACCAGCCTTAGTATCCTCCCACCAATCGCTTAATTTGGTATGTGTCTCAGACGCCCAGTTACGGACCTTATCGAAAGTATCTTCCTTCCACTCTTTAAACCTAGCACCAGTATCATCCTTCCAATCTGTGAAGCCTTTCAATGTATCGGATGACCACCCAGTGAGTGATTCAATAGTATCAACTACCCAGGCACCAATATCTATAAGTTTAGTATTTAAACCTTCTTTCCATACCTCACCAGTCTCATTCTTCCAATCTACAAAACCGTCCTTAGTGTCTTTCCACCAGTCTCCTAGCTTAGTCTTGGTTTCATTATACCAATTAGAAATCTCGGTGCCAGTTTTATTATGCCAGCCCACGAAACCTTCCTTAGTATCTTTCCACCAGTCTCCGAGGCCTTTCTTAGTATCTTCCCACCAATTACCTATATTAGTTGCAGTACTATCCTTCCATTCTACAATGGACGCAACGGTTTCATTCTTCCAGTCTACAAAACCGTTCTTAGTGTCTTCCCACCAGCCATCAAATGTAGCCTTTGACTCATTGTACCAGTTAGTAACGTGTTCCCAGAATGATGGGAGCAATCCACCAATTACACCACCAAGACCAGCGCCTAATGCCGCACCCATTGGACCACCAACCATGAGTCCTATAAGAGTACCTATTGAAGCACCAACGGTTGCACCTCGACCTGCATCCGATTCGAACGCTTTCTTTAAGTCTTCCCAGAAGCGACCAACCACAGCACCTAAGCCTCCACCTATTACAGCACCTATTCCTGCTCCTAATGGACCCGCTAAAGCTAAGCCTATCAGTGAACCTAGGGAAGCACCTACTATAGCACCTTGACCAACGCTACCTTCAAATATTTGTTTTAACTCCTCCCAGAAGTGACCAACTACAGCGCCTAGGCCGCCGCCTATAACTGCACCTATCCCTGCTCCTAGGGGTCCTCCTATAGCAAACCCTATTAGTGCTCCTAGTGCAGCTCCGAGTGTTGCCCCTCTGACGGTACTATTTTCAAACGCCATCTTTAACTCATCCCAGAAGTGTCCTACGATAGCACCAGCGGTACCTCCGAGTATAGCACCTACAACGGCACCTATTGGTCCACCTAACTTAGCACCTATAATTCCACCTATAATTGCGCCTATACCGGCTCCCTTGCCGGTAGGTGATTTAAAGAACTCTACTAGCTTCTCCCAGAATAAACCTGCTATTGCTCCGGCAGCCGCTCCTATCTTAGCGCCAAGGACTGCTCCAGGTAAACCTCCGAATGCAGCGCCTATAATACCCCCTATGATAGCACCTATACCAGCACCGGCAAGAGCGCTTTTAAGCTTACTACTTATAGAGTTAGCGATACCTTGTGTCCATTCCGTTATTGATGCTCCAACGTCAGGGAACATCTCACTGGCATCAAACGGCGGTATAGCTGGCATCTCTATGTCTGGTATGTCGAACACATCATCTAAGTCCCCGGCGCCAGCACCAGCATCTAGGTCAGGAAGTACGAATACCTCATCAAATGACATCAAAGCCTGCTTAGCTTTCTTGCCAGCTTCTTTGGCCTTATCACCCATTTTCTTAAGCCCTTTACTAGATAGCTCAAGTTCTTGATTGAACTCATTAGCAATCTTAGTGTTTTCTTCCATCTTAGGTGCGAATATTTTAGATGGATCTACGCCAAATGCTCCAGATATTTTACCCATTAAGTTATCTACAGCGCTTCCGAACTTTTTACTAGCCAGTGTCATTGCAAGCAATCCGCCAACTGCTATACCAACAAACGCAGCTAATGGGTTCGATGCTAACATACCTGTAAGGAAACCTATTGCTTTACCTAGATAAACAATACCTTGCGCTACTAGCTTAACTATCAGCAGCGATTTCAAAGCAGCTGTAAAACCAAGTATTAGTTTTATCACAGCGTTTATTATAAACAAACCACCAAGCACTGAAACGAATATTCTAACTGCAGTACTGTTACTTGTTAACATTTGCATTAATACTGCAAGTATTCGCGTAAACATATTAATAAACGGCATAACCGCGTTAAAAATGTTTAGAAATAGTTCAGTGAAAGCGCGTCTGACTGGCGCTAACGCTTTATACATGGCTACTAAGTTCTGCAATAGCATCTGTATGTTAGCAGCGAATAACCGTATCTTCTGAACAATTTCTGGTGGGAACATATTGGACAGCATTAGTCCAAAGCCACCCTTCCTTATATCATCACGCATTGTTTCTAGTCTATTAGATATTTTCTCCATATTAACTCTGAAGTTCTGGTACAGAGGGTCGAATGTGTTCTGACTTATTATCAGTAAATTCTCTTTAATCGCGTTAGCTAAACCCTTTGTAGTTCTCTGCATCGCTGCAGCGGCTCCAGCGTATCTTTTATCCATTCCCCTAAGAATAGCTGGAATAGCTATATCAGCAGTTACTGGGGCTTTCCCTAAGTTAGATATTTGTTCATGTGTCATCCCTAGTTCTTCTCTTAGTATCTGATATGCTGGTATACCTGCATTAGCAAGCCTTATTAACTCCCTAGCAGTAAGTCTACCTTTTGCTTGTATTTGTCCTAATGCTTCAGATATATTTCTATAAGACTCTACCTTACCAGATGCTGCGGTAGCGTCCGCTATACTTCTCATTATTCTTTCCATGTTCTGAAGAGGGAACTCATACGCCAAAAGCATTCTGGCGTTATCAGCTGCCTGCTCATATACGAAAGGAGTATCTGCAGCAAAGTCCTGTAACATATCGTTAAACCTCTTTGCTTTATTAGCATCTCCTATTAGACCTGTAAAAGCTACCCTAGATTCTTCAACAGCTTGGGAGAAGTTGTACAATTCCCTAGTGGCACTTTGTATTGCGTGAATAGACCTATAGAATGCCTGCGAGATTATAATACCTTGCGTAATTCTTTTAACACTCTTATAACCCTTATCAGCTGCATCTCCGAATATCTTAAAACTATTACTAGCGCTTGTAGCGCCTTTAGCAGTAGTCTTAAAGTCCTTGGCCACCTGTTTGGAAAACCTAGTTGAGGCAGCAGATGCAGCCCGTAAACCTTTATTAAATTGTGAAATATCAATACCCAATCTAGCCGTTAAGTTAGCGAAAAATCCCATTAGCCACACCTCCTACCACCCAGGAATTTGATCGATGTATCCAAACTCAGGTTCGGCCTTCTTTTCACCGGAACCATACAGCCTTTGCTTGAACTCTATAGCAGCATCTGCCAATGCTCTAAATTTCCTTGGTGTTGTATTCCAGAATTGTTCCTCCGTCATCCTTAATTCTACAGTCCCGAAGTATAACATAAAAGGCCAATCCCAACCATCATCTTCTGTTGTTGGCTGCGTTAATTGGCCTTGTTTACCTCCGGGACTTATTAGTTTGGGCTAGCCACCTTATCCTGCGGCAAATCTCCCATCATTGCTTTATTCATTTTTTCTGCTAGGTCTTCTAAGTCAGCTAACTCTATTTGGCTACCTACATAGTGCTCAGTTAAGTTTTCGTCCTCATGTACAAGGCCAGCCCATAATGCAAACCTAATAGCTGCTATACTACCAGCCTCTAATACTTCCATAGCCTTATCAATAGTTCCATACTTCTCTTCAATTAGTGCGAAAGAGTTTAGGGTATATTTAAGCTTTCTTTCAACACCATCACCAATATCTATTACTACAGGTTCTCTTTTTAACTTTTTAATATTAGCCATTATCTACACCTCCATATTAATCTTATACAGTACTAGGTAATTGAACTTCCTCGAACCATGTTTGCATCAACGTTTCATCAGCTTCAGCGTGCTCGGCGTCAATCTCGTACTTCCAAGGTTGTATCTCTTTTCCGCCAATTTTGTACTTCTTCTCAAGCTTAACAAATTGACCTACAATAGTCTCAGATTGGAAGTTGATACTATCACCCTTAGTCTCACTGTTGTCTTCTGGTTCTAAGAACTTTCCTTTATACAGCCATACGTATCTGTACTTACCATTGGACTTAAGCGTCCTAAAGCCTATGGCTACCCATGGTGGTACATCACTAGCGCCGTACACAATAGCGCCCTTGCTATCTATTGTATGCCCCAATAAGTCTGCCTTCTGTTCTGTAGTAAGCTCATTTTTTTGTATCTCTACTTCTATATTACCTAGAGTTGTAGCAGATTCACCTGGGCCGTCATCATAGAAAATAGTTTCTTGCGATGAGTTAGGGTTTATATTCAGACTCATAACACCAGGTGCTGATTTTACCTCTCCATATGACGGGTCAGATATACCGTCGTCTGCCGTCAATATGGCATAAACAAGATTATCACAACCTATTCTAGTTGCCATTATATCACTCCTCCTTAATCTCTTTCAGTAGTTATACCAATATTAAACCCGTAGGTAGTTCTTCCTGCGCTATCAACTTTAATCTTAAATGGTGATTGTCTTGGGTATATTTGGCACCACCTACCATTACTTAACACCTTATATCTATCTGCAGTACTTAATTCATCAAATATCTGCTTGCACTTTGCTTTAGCTACGCTAGCTTTCTTATCTCTAAAGGTCAATTGTAAAGACCTATGAGTAAACGTATCATGCAGAGGTGTAGGAGCTCCTGCGTACTCATGTATTACGAATACGCTATCAGGTTCCTCTGGCGTGAAGTCCCTAAATGAATCGATTCCATCACCTTCCACAATACCTTTAGAAGCAAGATGGTTTATTAAGTCAAGAAGTAAATCATTCATTGTTCTCACTCTCTAGTACAGGACCTACATGCTTTATTACAGTTCTAGAGAACTTTTCTGATGCATAGTCTCTAATAGGGTCCTCAAGGAATTTCGCTTTACCCACAGGGTGGATAGCTTCAAGGTCCTCATGAACTATTACTGCATAGTCCATAACAGGCGTTCCTGTTTTTGGGTTTATTGCAGAACCTCCATATCCCAGAGTAGCTTCGTAGCCGTAATCTTTTGCCTTCTGTATATCATAGAAGGCACTATTAGCGAGCGTCTCAGTATCTCTAGGTACTTGTCTGAGGCTCTCCTCCATTATGTCTTCGCAAGCTTCCTCAGTAGCGGCATAAGTAGACCTTGCTACTTTACTTATAGTTGCTTCACACTTCTTATGAAACCTGCTGAAATTTACATCCATAGTAACTCGCATTACAGATACACCACCACCATATCTATTTTACCTGTGTTCCCATCATAATACGGTCCTAGTGCTTTAATATTGTACTCACTACCGTTGAACACTACCACATCAGTAACCTTAATAGCGGTATCGCCTTCAATGTATAATTGTAGATTTGATACAATATCATTACCATTAATATCTCTAACTAGCGTAACCTTACCTTGTGGATAACATTTAGTTGAAATAATATCTCCAAAAATAGGCTCACCAGTACCATCCCGTTTAATAAACGGTTTTATATCAACCGGAACATTTAACCATCTCTTTAATGATTTAAACATTATTATGCAGCCCTTTCCTAAATACTTTCTTATGGCTATATTTAGGAACTGAAATACCAGATGCGCTGCAAAGCTGTTTATAATATGCAGCTTTATCAGCATAGTATTGCTGTCTGGATGTAGGGTCCTCTGACTGCGGTCCTAATGACCTTTTTATATCTCTAGCAAACTTATCTGATATTCTTTGGTAAAGGTTATAAAGTCTCAGGTTATGCTCATCGATTGTATCTAAGATGTAGTTTATTTCAGCATCTAGTAGTAACTTATCATTTTCATCTGTATCACCTATAATAAATCTATATTTATCTAGCTCACTATTAGCAGGGTCACCTGAATAACTCCAAGTCATTTTTATCACCTACTTCTTGATTACTACTTTTGCTTTAGCTACAGGTTTTGGTTCATCAGGTTTTGGTTCATCAGGTTTTGGTTCATCAGGTTTTGGTTCATCAGGTTTTGGTTTATCAAGTTTTTGCTTACCAGGTAACCTATCGTCTATAGTTTCAGTCTTGGTAAACCCTGGGAGAATGTCTACCCCGGACCTAGCTTTTATATAAGCAGCTACAGATTGTAGGTTACCCTCAGTCACCACTATTACTTTGCCCTCATTAATCTTGGACTTAAATCGTTTTATTGTAGTAGGGTCTTCAATTATAGACCCTACACTATAAAACTTACCCAATGACTTGAAGGGCTTTTTAACTACATAGCGTTTCATTACGCGATGTCCTTAAAGAATACTCCCAGGTCTTGTGCTATAATTTTAGGGTCGAATGCAATTTCTCCCTCTATTCTTTCGGTTCCTAATCCCAAGATGTCCATTGGTAATCTTACGATTCTACTACCATAAGCGCTTGCTCCCATTAATCCAGTCCAAGTAAAGATATACCCAGCTGATGGTTGCTTAATAGCAGGCCTTGGGTTAACATAGCATAATAAAGCATGGTCGCCCATTATGAAATCTATATTGTCTTCTTCACCTTGGGCTGCTGTATTAACTACTGCCCATGCAGTATACACGTTGTCTACTTCGAATAATGTAGCTAATAAGTCATTAGTTACAATACCTTTTTGAGTATATTTAATTCTGTCTAAAATGTCTTCATGGTTCTTTAGGGCGTAGAATACTCTTGGGGAAAGAACTAATGTGTTAGGTCTGAAGCCTGTCTTAGAGGCCATTTCTATAGCCTGGTTAGTAATAACCCTGATTGGATCGGACATTGGGTTACTAAACTTAAGTGCTTGGTTAGCTGCTGGGTTCTCGTCTACTCCTGTAATCTCAGTAGACCATACCCCAGGTCTGAAGAACTTTCTGGCCCATTCCATCTCTCTTCTGATTAACATTTTCTGAGTAACGAAGTCTGTGGCGTCCTTGTCAGCATCTAACGGCTCATCATAGTTTGCCCTGTCTTGTTCTGTTACATCCTTGTGGAATGCATGAACTCTACAGTAATATGGGTCCGCTGCTTCAACACCATAGTCACCCCCAACGGATTCAGAAGCTCCTGCTCTTACTCTAGCCTCATCTCTGAAGAAATCTCCTTTATTGTACACAAAGTATACATCTGATTGTTTCTTTACAGGTATTCTTGGGAATACCTTATCCGCTATAAATGCACTCTCATCTTGCATGTATGCAACGGATATATTAGTTAAAGCTCTATCTATATGCGCTTGACTTTTAGTAGGCATCTACACTTCATCTCCTTTCAATTATTTAATCAACACAGCTACTAGTGAACCCTCACCGGAAGCGTTAGTCATTGCAATACCAGCAACAACTCCTTCTTCTACTGGAATAGCCTTTCCATCAGCATCTGATTGTACTTCTGAGCCAGCTTCTATTTCAGCAGCCGCTTCTACCATTACGATACCGTTAGCTATCTCTAAAACTTCACCAACATCAGCATCTACTATTGATGCCCCAACAACTGCATCACCAGCGCCAGCTTTAACGCCCTTCTCATCCGCGTTTATCTTCACGAATCTTCTGCGTTCAACAACAGCGCCGGCCTCAGCACTAAATCTCATATTAGGTATTTCATACGCAGCCATTACTTAGCACCTCCACTCAAATATTCTTTATATAACTCAGGATTTTCATTGATAACTACTCCAATAGCTTTTTCCTTAGTTATATTATCTCTCTTGGCAATTTCGTCAGCTTTCTTTTCTATCTTTGTCCATGCGTCTGTAGAACTAGCTCCGCCCTTGCCTTTTCCAATTTCTTTAAAGATTTCGCTTTCTTCTAAAACTTTAGCAACTGATTTAAGTATCTCGTATACATCATCTGAAATACCTTTAAC